ATGTTTCTGATTTAGAATTTGGTAATATTAAAAAGAACATTAAGGACTTTTTAAGAGACCAAGACACATTTACCGACTACGATTTCGAGGGTTCTGGTATGTCTGTAATGCTTGATGTAATGGCATATACTACACACTATATCGGATTCCATGCTAATATGGCAATCAACGAGTCGTTTTTAGATACGGCAACACTTAGAAACTCGGTAGTATCTCACGCAAAGACTTTAGGATATATTCCAAAATCTGTCTCTTCTGCAGAGGCGATTGTTAAATTAACATTCAATACAACAGGACAAGATCCGACATTTATATCGGTTGATAAAAATACTACATTTACTTCAAATGTAAACGGTGTCTCTCAGCAGTTTGTTACATTAGAAACTGTTAATATCTTTCCAGACGAAGGTGGTGAATTTTCAGGGGAAGTAAAGGTTCACCAAGGAACAATCAAGACGTTGTCGTGGACATACGATTCTGCTAAACTAGTCCAACAGTTTTTGGTAATAGACCCTAAATGCGATAGAGAAACTATAAGTCTAACGGTTAATGCAATCCCTTGGGAACACAATCAAAACTTATCAGAATTGCTTCCTGGGTCGTTGGCATACTTCATGCAAGAAGGGTTGGATTCTGTGACAGAATTATACTTCGGTAATGATATTTTTGGGAAAACCCCTAGAGATACTCATGAAATTGTAGTCGAATATTTATCTACTAACGGAGAGCAAGGAAATTATATATCAACAGTTCAAGATCAAGTATTTTCTCTAGATGTTGCCATCGGTGGAATTTATGATTCAAATAGAGTTATTATTGAAACTGTAAATGTTTCAAACCTTGGGTCTATGGCAGAAACTACAGATTCTATCAGAAACACTTCACCTAAGTCTTATGAAAGACAAAACCGTGCTGTAACTGCCGAAGACTACAAATCTATCCTTTTAGAAAAGTATCCTAACATCGATTCCATCTCAGTATGGGGTGGTGAAGACAACGATCCTCCGCAATACGGTGCTGTGTTTATTTCAATTAAACCAAAGCACGGACTGGAGTTGTCTCCGTTGACAAAACAAAGTTTAACGAAGGATATATTATCTAAATATAATATGCTGGCAATTAACCCTATTATTGTTACTCCAGAATACACATATATTGATATTGATACTACAGTTAAATACAATCAATTAAAAACTACATTATCTTCTGGTGAATTACAAGCACAAATTATGGAAGAAGTTAAGTCGTTTTTTGATAATGAAATTGGACAATTTAAAGTTAATTTAAGGTTCTCTAAGTTATCACAAACGATAGATGAATCTAATGTATCTATTAGTAATAATACAACTGCGTTGAAAATATACAAAAAGTTCTATACTCAGGCATCTAACACTGTTGGTAACTACATATTCAAATTTAACAATAAATTAAACCCTGGATCTGCAGTATCTTCTGTTTTTGGTTCTACCGCAGATGGATCTCAAATGGCACTACTTGACGACGGTCAAGGTAATATACTGCTTTATGATATTATTTCAGAAGGGTTTATCAGCACAACTCAAGGAACAATCGACTACGAAAACGGAGTCATTGAGTTGTCAGGATTCAACCCAGTTTTAGATATTAATACTGTTATCAGTTTATATGCTACTCCAAAAACTAATGACATTTCAACAGTAAGGAATAATTTACTCATACTAAATAGTACAAACGTTACATTAGAAACAATTTAATAAGGCATTACCACTATGAGTAATAAACAATTCACTGAAAATCCTGCGAAGTTTCTTTCTATATTTGTGGAAAGAATGGTTCCGGACTATGTTCGCGAAGACCATCCTAAATTCATCGAGTTCATGCGAGCATATTTCGAATATCTCGAAAGGGAGACTGGGGTTAATGGTGAATTGGGCGAATACAATCAAATCACAGACCTTATTGAGAATGTAGACATTGACCATGCATTGGATCAATTTATCCCGGAGTTTGAAAAGCAATACCTCCCTTCTATTCCTCATGAGTCGATTGACCCAACAGTCAAAACAACAGATAAAGCATTTCTTGCCAAAAACATTCAAGATACATATCGAGAAAAAGGTACAGTAAAAGCAATCGACTTCTTGTTTAGAAGAGACTTCAATACTGAAGCAAATATTATATACCCTAAACAGTACATGATGCAAGCATCTGGTTCTGTGTGGTATGAACCAAAATGGATTCTTGTGTCCGGCGACGCAGATAACATTTATCAATTATACGATAAGAAAATTGTGGGTCAAACATCAGGTGCAACTGCATTTGTCGATATCGACGTTTCGTTGAAGATGGCAGAATACGAAAAACTTTTGATTACGGAAGTTGAAGGTTCTTTTTTACAAGGCGAAGAAGTTTGGGAAGATGTTGGATCTAGTGGACGCGATCCAATTAAAGTTTCAGTAACGTCAGACGGCATTGTCGCTCCAGGTACTTGTTATTTAAACGGTGTTGCTTGGGCAAGTGAAACTCAAGGAAACGCACCAGAAACTAGAAACGATTGTGAAGCACACATATCTCAAGAAGGGGTAAATACTTCAGTTTGGTTACCTAATGGTTATTGGTTAGATTCTGGAGGTTTCCTTTCATCTGATAGAAAACTACAAGATAATAATTATTATCAAGACTTCTCGTATGTTGTACGTTCTGAAGTTCCCGTTCAATCTTACCGTGAAGTATTAAAGAAATTAGTTCACCCTGTTGGACTTAAATTGTTTGCTGAATATATGTTCCAGTCAACGGTTGAGATGGACATTTCACTACCAGAAAACTTCTCAAAATACCTAATATCAATATTCACATATTTAGATGTTGGAATGGATATTTGGGATGCAGAAAGTCAGCAACACGGTACTCTCGGTCATGCACATACTGGGTTTGGAGTATTCCTTGAAGAAGGGTTTAACAATAGAGTTGTTGAAATTCTTAAGAACCTTGACGTTAAAACAGGATTAGTACCTACAGAATTGTGGGCATTCACTAACGACGTTGTTCATCAAGCACATCCAGAAGATCACTTCCAAATTTCAATAGCCAATCCTGACCCTCAATTCTTGGGTAATAGAGTACAAGAAAAGTTATACACCATCAGTACAATGAATGATGACATTCGTAACTTTATGGATGCATTTCCAGAAACGTTGGTTCTTGAATTTGAACGTCAACTACGTGTATTAGATTTCACGTCGTTACCTGGTGCGGCTGCAGTATTAGAAATTTTCGACAATATCAATAATGCCACAGACGGCGGAATGATTGGTTGTGAAGTTTGGGAATTACTTGTATCACAAGGTATGGAATCAATCCTTAAATGGATTGAATCTTTTGTTGCTGTTGCAGATTATGCTCCAGACACATCATATAAAACGTGGGAATTGAATAGAGAAAATTCAAGTGTACAACACGTTTATGGGCTTGCTTGTGATATTATTGACTCAGTTCCTATTAGTTCATTCGCTATTGATTCTGGTGAAAGATTTCATGCTCATGGTGGAATAGGTGGATTTGCACCGTTGGTCGAAACTACAGTAACTAAAGGATTTGAATTACCTGTTATGAATGTGAACATCTCTGCATTTCATACGCACTATTTTGACGGAACAGAAATTAAAAATTTAATTGTTCATGGCAAAGAAGTTACTGCTAGAGGAATTAATTATTCCGAAGCACGAGCATTAATGAACGAGGATTATTTCGAAATTCCTCACATGCATGGTGCTAACCTTGTTTGTGGTGGTATTATGACTCCTCCGTTATGGGGTGACTGGGTCGATTCAGTTCAAGATCCTCGTTATAACGGTGTTGGAGAATGTTTCAATTCTATTTACGAAAATGAGACAGATTGTGTAGGTTTCTACGGAGACCCTATGTTCTGGATGAGTCCAATGTGTTCTGATATGTCTTCTCCAGATGAAGCAACTTGTCACACAAACGAACAATCGTGGGGTTATTTCACACTTGCTGAATTACCACCACTTAAAGGTCACGTATCTTACTTCGTTAAAGGAGAATTAGTAGACAGACAACGTGGTCGATATGCGGATCCTTTAACAAGAAAACAAGCAAGACAATTGATTGACGGTGATATTGCTTCTGTAACACTTTACGATAACGTTGGTGCTTTAGATAACGACGGAAATCCAACATACGATGAATTTGAAATTACTATTGGTGGAACAATTACAAACATTCGTGGAGAAATTACTAGTGGTCACTATCACGAATATACAGTAACTTACGACGAGGATTGGAAAACTAAACAAGATTGGCGTGGTGCTGATATGACTCATGGTTTTGTTTACACACCAGTAACTACTTGGTTGTGTTTCAACTACCAACCTTCGTTACCTGTAGATGAAACTATTATGGGTGGAATGGATTTCACTGGCGCTCAATGGCCACAAAATGTATTCATGGATGTTCCAGATTCATACGTTGGTGGATTCTTAAACAATCCTGATATCACATTACAACACAATCAAGTATGGGCAGAAGACTTGAATCCTAATGTTGATGTGGTTGAAATTTATTCATCAAATCATATTGCGGAAGTTCCAGGTGTTGGAGCTACTGGCGATTTAATTGGTGTAGAAAATATCGGTGTTGATACTGACATTGCTACGATTGAAGCATATCCTGCCGATGACGCAGGTTCTGCTGATGCATTTATTGCTATTGTTGACCAATCGGGTATTATTAAGTTGATTAACGAAACTGATAATTCACAAAGTACATTTATGGACTTGACTTCATTACAACATGTTATTGGATTAGGTCCGTTTGGGAATTACGACGAACGTGGTGTACTAGGTTTAGCATTCCATCCAGATTATGTCAATAATGGTAAATTCTACGTTTACTATATGACAGAGCAAGGTGGAGGCACAGGTGCTTGGGGATTCCCATTATCTACGACGGTTATATCTGAATTTTCAACTCATATTAACGGAAGTGCTATTGTCTCGGCCGCAGGACATAACGTTGGTCAATTATCAACAGAAAGAGTATTGCTGACTATTCCACAACCAGACTTTAACCACAATGGTGGTGAGTTGTCATTTGGACCTGATGGGTTCTTATATATCGGTTTAGGTGATGGTGGTTCTGCTGGTGACGTATCGTGGGCAAGTGGTCATGGAGGTCATGGTGCTTACGGTAATGCTCAGAACCCTACAAACTTATTAGGTAACATTCTAAGAATTGATGTAACGGAAGATACTGTTAATAGTATGCCGTACACAATTCCTGCGGATAACCCATTCATTAATTCAATTTATAAAGAAGGTCAACCAGAGGCAACACCGTTCAGACCAGAAATATTTGCTTATGGATTTAGAAATCCGTGGAGATTCTCTTTCGCACAAGACGGAAAGTTATGGTGTGCTGATGTTGGACAAGATAAATTCGAAGAAATTAATATCGTAGAAAAGGGTGGTAACTACGGTTGGAGAGTATTAGAAGCATATCACGAATATGAAGAAGACCAAGCAATCATTGACCAAATTGCTATTGATTTAGGGTTTGAAACTACTCTTGCATATTTAAATTCATTGAAAGCCCCTATTCACGAATATTCTCATGGAACTGGCATTTCAATTTTAGGTGGGTTTGTTTATAAAGGTTCAATTACCGCATTGCAAGGTAAATATATATTTGGCGATTGGTCAACTTCTTGGACAGGTACAGACGGACATTTATACACATTGACTGAAAACTTTGATGGTAATTCAGCAAGTTTTAACGTATTAGCAAATGCTGTTAATGGAGCATCACACGGACATACATTTTCATTGACAGGTTCTCAAGTACAATACTTAAAGGATAATCCTGGGTCAACAACTACTGCATTACAAACAGACACAGTTCATGCTGAATTTTATACTCATTTATTCACGGTATTGTGGAGTTCATCTAATCAAGAATTTTTCATTGTTGGTCAAACTAACACTGAAGGACACGATGTATTAGAATTTATTGAATATGGTTCTGATTTATCATATGATAGAACCCCATTGTCGATTTGGGATCCTGTTACTGAAACAGTAGACTTGACTACTATGGGAGAATCAATTCTTACTATGGGAGAAACTAATTCTGGAGAAATTGTATTTTCTACTAGAGTTGGCATTGACACGTTCCGAGGGTCGGGTGCCAACAATACTAATTTGTATAAAATTACAAGTTCGTATAATACTGCAGATATACCTACCGCAAACACACAAATTCCAGCAATGGAAGTTGCACACGTACATGGATATGAAGTCACATGGGATAAAGAAACTCAATCATTCAATTCTATAGAAGTATCAGATATTCAAATGGATAACTACGATGCGTTCTGGCCTGAGTGGACTTGGAACGATCCTGCATCTCATATTCATCCAGTAGATACAGTTTGGTCTCATAAACTAGATCAACAAATACCTCTAGGTTCTTCTGCTGGATGGCATTTAAACCCAGAAACAAACACTTGGGAACCTTATGATATTGGAGCAGATACTGCTTGGGCACCTCCAGTTGTAGAAGAAGGTGGTTATGTATATATTTCAAACGCTCCTTCGATTTCAGTACAATCGTCAAATGAGTACGCTAAATCTGCACACGTTCATTATTTTAATGACGTTTATCTTGATACGTTTGGTGCTAATTATGGACGAAAGTCTTCTACACTTTCTAGGTTTGATGCTGAAGTGTTGGCAAATGATGCTGATCCATTAGCATTTCACACATTATACAGTTCAATTTCTGTCGAAAGTGATAAAAGACATTATCACGAATACGAAATTTCATATTCAGTCGCTTCAAAACAATTTATTGCTATTGAAGTTGCTGAGTGGCACGAACCTACTTTAGGAACAGGCGAGTTCTTTAAATTAGACATGCAAACACACGAACATCCAATGACTGTAGACGGAATCATGACTGCAATCGGTTGGTCGGGATTGCCAGTATTTGATGCTCCGACAATAAATATTTCAGGAGCACACAACTGGAACAATCTTACTGGTTCTCAGCCAGATCATTATCATTATTTTAATGGCGATGCATTAGACACAGCAGGTCCGAATACAGATAGAACTGCAATCGCTTTGAACAATGAAGAAACAACTAATTTGATGAACGGAACGTTTGACGAAGTTATTTTATATTCTTCTGTTTCTTCAGACCATTATCATGGATATCGTGTTACGTACGATGGTCCGTCTAATACAATTAATGCTGAGGAAATTTCAGAATGGATAACGTCTGATGGAGAACAATACTTTTTATATAACCCATCTAGACATAAACATGGAACAACTGTTAATGGACTTGGTTCAAGCACGGGTTACAATCAAACTATCACTTCTAATGATTTGCCTGATTTTGAGTCTCCATCTTATCCGTATCCCGGAGGTTCGCATCCACATTTTCACAACAACACTATTGTAGGACCTTTTCCTGACGGTCATGTAGATTATGCTCATGGGTTAAATGTAACAGAAGCACAACAACTGATTGACGGTGTGACCGATTCTGTAATTATTTACGATTCTATTGAGGGTGCTCATTTTCACGAATATGTAATTAAGTGGGACGACCCTCAAGATAAGTTTTATGTTGAATCGTCAATAACTTGGATTCGTGGTGGTATTGAAGATGCATATCAAGATTCTGGAAAGTATTATGTTTCGGTAGTATTGAATGAATCTGAAGGTCTTCATTGGCACAATTTAACAGTTGAATGGAATCCAGATGACGCTGCAACTCCGCAACAAACTGGAGGAGCAATTTATATTACTCGTACAGTTAATACCGATGAAGTTTTAGTTGGTTCTCCTCAGGTTGACGTAACAGAGCAAAGTACAGAATTAAACCCTGTAACAACAAATTACACAGACACACCAAATGCTGGAGATACAACAGTAATTGTTACATATTCGGATCAAGTGAATACTACTGTCACAACAACAACTCCAACAACAACGACAACGACGGTAACTACGTATTTGTCAAACGGAACAGACAGTGATATTGTATTGGCACCTGTCGTTACAAACGAAGTGACTCAAAATTCAACTTCTGATATTGTTGAAGATTTAACTGAAAGAAAAACTTTTGTTAATGATGTATTACAAGCAAACAATCCTCCAGTTATTTGGATTGACCCAACGTTTATTGACGGAGAGGGGTCTCACGATCACTTACTATACTCAGGGTGTACACTTGATACCGACGGTGTCTTTGTTGGACGTATGTGTGAACCAATAAGTTTATCGCAAGCAAATATGTTGATTAATGCTCAAGACTCATCGTATGGTTTGGTTTTTTACGATTCACCAAACGGCAACATGGCACATTATCATAGTTATGCGTTGAAATTCAATCCAAATATTGGAGACGATGGTGCGTTTACTATTAGTGCTATTAGTCAATTTGATAGATTAGGTGGATCCGGAACAACAGTTCATAAATTTAAATTATCTGGTGGATTTCATACACACGATTATGTTATGACTCCAGAAGAATATGTTTTGCTTGTTACTGGTTCTAATATCACTATGCAACAACAAGATGCTATTCATGCTGAATTATATACGCACGATGTTACGGTATCTTATTCTGGTGGGGTTTATGGACTTGTTGGTCAGACAAGTGATTTTGATAATCATAACACAATAACGTATCAAGGTTCTGTTGCGTCGGGCGGTGAGTGGATTGAGACAGCAGTCCAACCCGGCGACCATATCCATACAACAATTATTGATGATTCAAACGTATGGCCAGTGCCAGTATAAATAGAGTATATAAAGGGATTTTATACAAAAATAGTATAAATATTAATTATAAATAGTTCGTAAGTAATTTTTCAAAGGAGAAAAAAATGGGTGCAATCGTAACCAGTAAATTTAGAACTCAAAACTTGATGGTATTCATTGACCAGTTCAAAACGACAGGTAATGCATTAACAGACAACTTCTTGTATTTGGGATTTGGTAGAAGCGAACCGTGGGCTAATGATGCTCAAGGTTTTGATGAAGGTAATGGTAGTTTTACTCTTCCAGATCCTTTAGACGAAGACGAAAGTCAATATTGGATAGATATTGTCGGAGCTAAACGTATCCAGAATGACGATATTTCTCCTGTACTTCCTCGTACAGATTGGGATAAGGGTGACCCGTATGCCTTTGATGGTGATGCCGATAACGGTATTGCTGGAATTTCAGAGCCTGGTCGTTCTTTCGTATCAAAAACTGGATTACATTCAGTAGTAATGAATTCTGAATATAGAGTTTACATGTGTGTTGGTGAACCAGCAACTGGAAAATGTTACACAGGTGGTTTATATGACAACGGTCAATCTACATCACGTAATGCATGTGAATCGACTTCTGGTGGTCTTTGGTTACCGACTGGTGCTTCTGAAGAGCCACAAGGTTTCACTGGAGATGCTTCTGGTGCAACATCGCAAAATATTACTACTGCTGATAATTATGTGTGGAAGTTCTTATACAAATTAGAATTAAACGACATTATTAACTCAACTACTAATGATTGGATGCCAGTTATTTATGGTGATGCTGTTGGAGCATCTACTGAGCAATATACTCATGGTGATCCAGATGCGATTTTCTCTGCAAAATGCCATCACGGATTGATTCACGTTCGCCTTGAAACTAGTGATGGTTTCCCAGATAACGACGACTTCCGTCAAATTGGTTTATTGCGTAACCCTGAGTTGACTGCTGACGGTTCTGCAGCTCAATCTGCAGTATATCCAGACGCAGCTAATTCATTAGCAGATGATACTGGACAATTGATTTATCTTGAAAATCGTCGTGCTATTACACGTGCTCCGGATCAAATTGAAGACCTAAAATTGGTTGTTGAATTCTAAAGAAGTTTCTTTAGAATTGTGCTTTCTTTTTCGTACCTAAATATACGAGAAAGAAGGGTTTAACAAACCAGTTAAATATTATTTTATCAGGAACGACTTATGGCGATTAACTTTAATACCGCACCCTATTATGACGATTTCAACGCAGACGATAAGTTCTTGCAAATATTGTTTAATCCTGGACGTGCAGTACAAGCTCGTGAATTAACTCAAATTCAATCAATCCTTCAGAACCAATTAAGTTCTGGTGCCAATCACATTTTCAAAAATGGCTCACCGACGGTTGGTGCAGAGTTGTCTCTGAATATTAGAAATTATATTAAACTTGCTTCGGCAGACGCTTCTTGGAATGGTCGATATGTATATGGTGTTGAGAGTTTGGCAATCGCCCAGATAGTTCAGCTACACGACGATGAAACTCAACCGATCTATTACATCAAACCACTATCTGGTAAGTTTGCAGATAGTGAACAAATTGATACATATGATACTGTGTGTAATGGTGGATTTGACCCTGAAGACCCAACGGTATGTCAAGATAATAGTTTTTACAATGCTACATTAACCTATAAGACAGGAACTTTAGTTGGTTCTGGAAAAGGAATGGAAGCAACTATTAATAATGGTATTTATTATGTTAGTGGGCATTTTGTTCCAGTCCTCGCACAGACAATATTCTTAGATTACACAAACGACACTCCTACTCATGATGTGGGTCTTGATATCGAAGAAACTATTATTGAAGCAACGGTCGACCCTAGATTATTAGACCCTGCGTCTGGTTTTTATAACCAAAATGCTCCTGGAGCAGATAGGTATTCTATAAACCTGAAGTTGTCTAAGAGAGAAGATTCGGTTGACGGTACAGATTTCATCGAGATTCTTAAAGTTGCTTCCGGAGTTATCAGCACAACAGTCGAACGCACAGCATATGCCGATGTTATTAAAGAATTGGCACAAAGGACGTACGACGAATCTGGGGACTATACTACATCTCATTTTCCTATTGAAATTAAAGATGCTGGAGAAAACTATACAATCAAAATTAATCCAGGTAAAGCATATGTTCGTGGGTACGAGAACGAGTTATTAGTTCCTATTGAAGTTAGTGCACCGAAGGCAAGAGAAACTCGTACAATTAACGCAGACCACATACAAGTTGAATTTGGTCCATATTTTGAAATAGAAAACGTTAATGATATCGAAGGTGTGTTTGATATTCTACATAAAGAAAAGATATCATTTATAACAAACGTTGATGGTAGTGGTATTCCAAATTATGGTGGAACACTCGCAGAACAAACAATAGTTGGTCCTACAGATAGAAGAATTACACATTTAACAAAATTTGGTAATATGTACCGAATATACGTTGACAGCGATTTTGGTTTGGACGTTATTGCTCCTGCAACATATATTGTTTCTCAGACAAACCCTGATATATTTGTAAAATTATACAGACCTACTGGTGAAAGTGTTCAAAAAGGAACATTTAGACCTTGGATTTATCAATTACAAAGAATGACTTCTTCTGTAACTGCAGGACAAACTAACTATTCAACCCAAAAAGATTTCGTTGTTACAATAAACGGTTCTAGTGAAACAATTAACAGTGCATACGCAAATATGCACTGGGAAAGAATCATTTATATTTACGACAAAACTTTAGGAACTATTATTCCTGAGTTTGGAACAGTATCTTCTGGAGTTGTTTGGCAGGCAGACTATACTGGAAACGAAAACGTACAGATTAGTATATTGAACCAGTCAGATTCAACATCAAACACGACATTACATTCTCATGACCTAGCAATTATGTCTGATATGTATATTTCAAACGCAAATTGGAAGAATATTTCTTATACTACGTTTACGGAAGATGTTACATTAACAGCAAATAACGAATTAATATTAAATCCAGGTGTTACTGAAATTGTATCTATTACCGCACCAGATTTAAGTGACGCAACAGAAGACTTTTGGTTTTTTGAAGGTGAGTATGACACCGAACTTAAAGATGCATATGTTCAGTGGTCACATCCTACAAACGACCCGGCTCCTGGTGCCACATATTCTGTAACGTTTAAAGCATATACATACGGTGCTTCTACAAACGCATCTATGTTTACAGTTAATTCGTACACAGATGCTGGTATTAATTACGGTGATATTGGTGCTTATGTTGGATATTCTGAACCTACAAATTATAGATTAGCAGATACGTTGGACTTTAGATGTACTTCGGGTAATTTCTTATCTGGTAACTATTTGCCACTACCTTCTTCTAACATTACAGTTTCGTATTCATACTACCTTCCTCGTGCTGATAGACTAACTATCAGCACTGATGGAGAATTCTCAATTAAACAAGGGTTTTCATCAGAAGGGGCATTGTTGCCAACAGAATTGCCGTCAGAAATGACCCTTTATAATTTCTATATTCCTCCATACACTTACGATGTTAAAAACATTTCTAAAACGTATGTAGATAACAAAAATTATAAAATGAGTGATTTGCGTGATATGGATGAACGTATTTCTAGTTTAGAATATTACACATCATTGAATTTGCTTGAGCAGGATACTGCATCAATGCAAGTCCTTGACGAAAATGGGTTAGACCGTTACAAAAACGGTATGCTTGTAGATTCATTTACAGATCACGGTGTTGGAGATATTTCAAATAAAGAATATTTCATGTCCGTATATCCAGAAGCAGGTATTGCTACTACACCATTCACAATGAAAGGTTTTGATTTTGAGGTTGGAGACACAACTGGAATGCAAAACAACGGTCGTACGTTGACATTAGCATACGACATCGTAGAAGGTTGGATTAGTCAATCGTTTGCATCTTCTATCCTTAATTTGAACCCGTTTGCCAAATTATCTTGGATCGGTTTCTTAGAAATTAGTCCAAATTCTGATACTTGGTTTGAAGAAACTTATGCTCCGTCAGTTATTGTTCAAAACGATAACAATAATAACGTTTTAGCACAAGTCGAAGCATTTGGAACTCAAACCCGTTGGGGATCTTGGGCAACTACTTGGACTGGTTGGAGTGATACTGGTGGCAAAAAAGACTTTGTTGCAGGTTCTACAGAAACAAAGTGGAGAGGTAGAACTATTGGTGGTTATGCTGGGCGTGTTGATGTTAATCAAATTGACGGACATGTAGCTGGTAACGGACATACAAATATTAAAGGATTTACGTTAGACAAAATTTGGAATCAGGGGTGGATGGCTACTAATACTTGGGTCGGTAATGGCGCAACTATTTTTAGACGACCTTCTAAAATGTTCAAATTGTGGAAAGATACTGTAACTAAAAATGCAACTTGGAAACAAGACCAAACAAGAACTTCTACTTCAGTAAGAACTGGAACTAAGACATGGAAAGAAACTAAAGACATCAGAACAACAATTGGTGATAAGCAAATCGATGCTTCGTCAATCAATTGGATGCGTTCTGTTGATATTACATTAACTGCAGATAAAATGCGTCCAGAAACACAGTTGCATTTTGTATTTGATGGCATTAACGTAGACGCGTACTGCAGGCCTGCAGACGGAGAATACGGTGACGCAGTCAGAACAGATAGTGCAGGAAGAGTAAGAGACGCAATATTCACTATTCCGTCAGAAAAAGAAGGAATAAGGTTTAATACTGGTCGAAGAACTTTACAAGTGCAAGACGCATATGATGAAACTATGACTACACAAACGTCTGCCGTCTTCACTTCTGCTGGTACTTTGAATACAAGACAAAGAACAATTCTTAGTACATTAGAATCTGTAACTAAAAGTGAAACAGTTAATGGTTCAAAGAATGGTACTGAAGGTAAAACAATACAACGTGGTGGTGGTACAACTACTTCTTCTACATCTAAAACTATTCGTGAATACTACGATCCTGTTGCAGAATCATTTATGGTGTCAAATCAAGAAGGTGGAGTATTTATCGATTCAATCGATTTATATTTCTATTCTAAAGACACAGGAGAAGTTCCTGTAAGGTGCGAGATCCGTGAAATGATGAACGGTTATCCTATGTTTGATGCTCTGCCTATGGCAAGCACGTTTGTATATCCTGATGATGTTTATACTTCAGATAATGGAACTGCTAATACAAGGTTTACGTTTGCGGATCCAATTTACCTGATGAACGGAACTGAATACTGTTTCGTTGTTATTTCTGATTCATTAGAATATAATGTTTGGATTTCTGAATTAGGTGATAGAGATAGAGCTACTGGTACATATATTTCAACTCAACCTTTCTTAGGTTCTATGTTCACTTCGCAAAATAACTCGACTTGGACGCCAGAACAAACCAAAGACCTTAAATTCCAATTGAATAAGTGTAAATTTGAAACTAATTCTGTTGCGACGGTTCAGTATAACATGAAATCGTTCGAAGGAATTCATTCGGCAACTGGATTTACTCCAAATTTCCAACCTATGAAATTATCAGGAACTGATGTAAATTATTCAATGGTAGTAAATTCTGATATACAAAATATCATGGCAAATATTGAAGACGGTGTTGATGAAGCATTTGAGTCGGTTACTTCGCTAGACGGGTCTCAGACGATCGCAAGTGGTTATGCATATACTCCTCTTTCAATCATTAGTGAACTGTCAACCACAAATGAAAACATCTCTCCAGTATTTAATAAAGAAAGGTTAAGTATTATAACTAGAAATAATGTTGTTCATGATGGTGCGACTGAGGGTCACAATTCTGCCGGAGTTTATGTATCTAGAATGGTACAACTATCTAATCCAGCAGAAGATCTAAACATGTGGTTGTCTATTCAAGAAAATCCAGAAACTTATGTTAAAGTATTTTACGATACTGGAGAAACTATTCCTCGTTATATTGATATAGATTTCAATAGTAATGTTGAAACTATGGGGTATTATTCTGTAAATGACTTTGAACAAGAATATGCGTTTGTTTATAACACTTCTCCTGAAGACCAAATTACTGCAGGTTCGCCTACGCAGTCGTCATGGAATGGTACTGTAAGTGCATACGATTCAAGTTTGTATATCGATGGAGACAATGATCCAGAAAATTTAACCAGAATGCATGTTGTGGATATTTCTAATATGAAGTCCGTATCTCAAGGTTCTTGGGTTTCTAAATACGATTTAAACGGAATCGGAAAAGATACAGGAAATTTAGCAAACTATGCTCTTGGTGAAATGTGGTTTGGAACAGCAGGAAACAATTTAGATAAGAAAGTGTACAGAAAAGTTACTCTACAAGACAACTCTGTCGGCAAAGAAGAAGTTCCAATATTACAAATCTCGTCACTGGTTGACGCAGAACATGTTGATTTTGTAAATGGATTGTCGGTTATAGAAGAACCTGCGATCACTTGGAGAGAAATGATGGATACTGGTGCTTCTAGTTCTAATTCTAACATTAATACTGATATGGAGTTTTTAGAGCACACATTTAAACCTTTGAAAAAAATAACAAAAGAGTTTAGCAGTTTTAGAATTAAAATTGAAATGTACACCACTAATGCTGTGTTTATGCCTGCTATTCGTGAGTTACGTGTATTAGCAGTAACATAGGAGATTTTATATGAACAATCCAAAATACATTAAAGACCCAATTACTGGAGCTGTTGTTTTTCAAGACGCAGACGCTTATGCTAACCGCAAAGAAATCATTAAAAAGCAAAAAGACATTAAGTCTGTGAACAATGACACCAAAACAGTTATAAATAGTTTAAGGAATGAAGTTACTGAATTAAAAGAGTTAGTCAAAATTTTATTAAAAGATAAGGAGTTATAATGGCTTTAGAAGTAAAAGATATCCCTTATGTTCGTAAAGACGACACGTTTAAAACGTGGAGAGAACGTACTAACCAGATGATTCAACAACAAAATAACTACGTAAGGTTACAAGAATTTCAAATGCTCGGAATGAGTGACGAATATGTGATCGCATCAATGCAAATGAACTTAGTAGAAATTACTAATCAAAACGATTAATTATAGGAATTAAACAATATGTCTTATCAAACTTACACACTTGCTGAATTAGCAACGATTGAACAGCAAAAAGAAGATTACATTGATTCGTTAAATATTAAATTATCGGATCCAGGGCTTCAAGTAAAAGATTTAGCTTTGATGTTGAAATCGCTTGAGATTATGGACAATATGGAACACATGTCTTCGTTCAAGACGTTCATTGTAAATATTGCAGCCAGATCGGCGCAATTCGTATCTCCTACAGAATTGATTGATAATGGTGGACTAGCAACAAAATACCTTTCTGACAACTTAGTTCAAAATGCTGGATTTGAGTCTGATGCAATGGAAATTGAATTGTGTAAACAATCTACTTTTGATTCTGGTATTGATTTAAGTTCTCCTTGGAATAATGGTATTGCATATAAATTCGACACATTAGTTGCTGAAGGTACTGCAATCATTTCATCATATTCTGATGGTGAAAATGATGCCGTAGCATGGTTTGACGTTAATTTAAAACCAAACACTCAATACAAATTTTCTTATGACTTAATCGTAAATAACGTAAATTGGGACTTGCCTTGGGGTGGTCGAAATATGGTTGACATTCCTTCAATCGATGAAGCAATTTTTTCTGAAACTGGTGGTGGTCCTGATTCGCAACAATACGTTGTATCTGTTATCGAAGATGCTAATATGGTTCGTCCAACGTGTGACGGTGTAATTGCACAGTGGGTTGATGGTGGTATTGACCAAATGGAAGCAGATTGTTTAGCTGCTTCTGGTACTTGGGTGCTTGGAAACGTGAACGATCCAAATACACATCAACACACTATTGTTCCTTATCATTTAGAAGCACGTGAAGGTGATATTATTCATTTCACAAACCCATCAAACAACGTTTTGGTACACAATGCTGTATCCGACGACAATGTTTCATTCACATCTCCAGACTTGAATCCAGGCGAATCTTGGTCTTGGGTTGTTGATGGATATCACGACTTATATTTCCATTGTACGTTCCACCCTCTTGAAGAAGGTAGAATGACAACTAAAACTAATCATAGATATGTTTATAATGTTGACCACGGATTAAATCCTGGCGATACTATTAAGATTCCAGTGAATTATGGAACTATGGAACCAATTCCAAACTTATCAAATTCATACGATATCAATATTCCTATGAGCAACGTTTGTTCGTCTGTTGGTGGTGCTGGTGACCAAACTGTTGTAGATTCTTTATATCACGATTTATCGTTAAATCAATTAGTTACATTTCAATCAGGTGAAATTGAATTAGACCCTGATGCGGCTGCTCCTGTATCAGTAGAATTTTCTACAGATAATGAAATCCAACCAGCCGTGGCTAGTGTTAATATTACTGCTGGTTCTGTATATAACATAACATTAATCAACGGAGGGTTATATTCAGAAGTTCCTTCATTATCTATCGTGGGTGGTGGAGGTTATGGTGCTACTGCAGATATTGAATTTGAAGGCAATATAACTTCAATCACACTAGACAATGACGAAGTAACAGGACTTCCTGGTGGAGAAGGGTACATTACAGTTCCTGAAGTTCAGATTTCAGGAGGATTCCCAACAACACCAGCAACAGCAGTTGCAACGATTGCTGGAGGAAAGGTAACAGGGATTACTATTACTAATCCAGGCTCCGGATACAAATCTTCTCCGACGGTTATTCTGGTTGGTTCTGGAAACCAAGACGCAGGTGGACTACCATTAGACCCCACGATGTCTGCAGTGGCAACGGCGACAATGGAAGGAACAATTACATCATTAACATTAACCAATGGTGGTCTTGCGTATGGATCTACTGGTGGTGTTGGTGCAGGTGAAAGACAATGGGAAACATATGTAGTATCTGCTGTAACAAAAGGTTCTGAAAGAATCGACGTATTTTTAGACGACGTTAATGCAATGGGACATGTGCATACTTTAACAATCACAACATCTCAATACGACACAATTAAAACAGGAACTCCTACCTTAATTGACACGACTGCAGACGATTCTGGTCATACTCATACATGTACATTCGATTGGAATCCTATACTTAACAACGGTGATGGTGGATTGGTTCTTGTTGGAATGACCGGAACTCACACTCACAATTTAGATGAGTATTTTGAAATTTCTGGTGGTACGAAAATTGAATTAGTCAACTTTGGACATTATCATGAAGTATTGATTACCGAAGCAGACGAAGCAACATTAAAAGCAGGTATCATAACTGTTACTGGTGAAAACCCAGACGGAACTAATGCCCATGACGGAAGTGGTGTCACTATCACAAGAACTTCTGATTTTGGTACTTCAGATCCTCAGCATTTCCATACTGTTGAATTCGGTTGTATTGATGCAGCTAACGATTTATATGTTATTACCGCTATCGACCAACATATTCATGACTTTGGTCGTGTTTGGTATCCTGGATCTAACTTGTTTGGTATTTCTCAATATGATTCTTCTATCGACGGTGGTGACGATTTAAATCCAACATCAATATCAAATCCATTTACAGAATTATCAGGTTTTGTTAAAAAACGTAGAGGTATTAATTCAGCAGATCATGGATTGATTCCTGGACAAAGAATCCATTACACTAACGTTTACAATGGTATTCATCACGGTAACACGAATTACTGGGTTAAAAATGTTATTGACAAAGATAATTTTGTATTAACAGAATCTACTGTTTATCCATTAGCAAATGCTCCTGGCACTACTCCAACGACGTTTAATGTAATCGAGCAATATACTGTTGTTTCTGACTTAGCATCTTACAGATTCCAAGTTGAACGTGATATTACTAATCACATTGGTTCTGCTTATGTAGAAGGTGTTCAATTAGAATGGTCACGACCTAACACAGTTCATTCAAACCAACACGGTTTGACAGTAGGTGATGTTGTACAATTACCATCAGGTGCGCAGGACTATACTCCGTCTGAACAACCAGGCGCTATGAACGACCACATTGTTGTTGCTCTTGGTGATGGTTACGGTCCGACCGAAAATATGGAAATTGTTGTTGATACTCAAACTACAATCACGTTGGCAGATCCAAATGCTTCTGTTGTTGAAGGTGCTCAAGACACTCCTTGGTATTGGTCTTGGTGGGACAGAACTGATGTTTCTTATGCTCCTTATCAAAGAGACGAAGCTGCTTACGAATCATTCGGTGGTAATGATGGAACAAATGGTGGTTTCCAATTATTTAGAGGTGGAACATACACATTCATCAATAATGCATGGAGCACGTTAGCACATACTCCACCAGATGCTCCGATTCAAATGTATATGCACGCTGCTGGTATTAAAGCAATTCCAGGTGCAGGTTGGGACAACTTAGTACAAGCAGGAATGCTTGAAACTGGTGGAAACAATTGTATTTCAATGAGAGCAAATCATGGTTTAACAGTTGTTACTGGTGACCATAATGAATTTGTAAACACAGACGAAGAGCCAGGGCAATGGATCGGTAATGAACCTTTCCCGGAGTGTGCTAGTTTAGGTGGTTGGTGTGAAGAATTAGACGTGGATGGTTGGTATTATAATGGTGTTGATGATAGACTTGCTTGTGAAGCATTAAATCCTACTGAAGAAATCGGACTTGCACAATGGAGATATTCATTATTCAGAGGTAATTTCTCTAAAGAATTTACTTGGACGATTCCTGAAGACTTTGGTCTTACTGGTTCTGACGGTCAATCTGGATTAGGTCCATTCATCGCTCCTGGAGCCTTAAATGGTTCATACAACGTTGAAGCATATAATGGTTTATACAAATTTGATAAATCGGGTATGATTGAAGGAACGAATAGAACTTTAAACTTATATCGTGGTGGTACTTACAGATTCTACGTGAATGCTGTTGGACATCCTTTCTACTTCACGACTGACGATGGTTCACATTTCACTCCAGGTACATACTTTGGTGAATACACTTTAGGTGTTACTGGAACAAGAGAAGAAGTTGGTGCAGGTGTACAAACTGAAGGAGATCCTACGTTCTTATGGGACAATGACGATTCTGGTGTTCCTAAATATGCTGTTGTTGAAATTACAATCGCTGAATCTGCTCCTGATACTTTATTCTATCAATGTGGATGGCATGGATCAATGGGTGGTGTAATTAACGTAATCGACGTTCCTGTAACTGAAGTTGGTGAAGATATTATTGTTTATTACCATCACGGGCAAGACAATATGTACACACCTTTACATATCAAGGATAAAATTGTTGTTGATAATGGAACATCTACAGATTACTTCCAAGTACAGCCTGAACCAGAAAATGCATTTCCTGTTAAAGGAACTCAGGCACAAATCACAGGTTCTGGAAACTTATTAACTGCTGCTGGATTAGGTGTTACTCCAACAGTTCAAGTACGTAATATTGAATTGGGTACTGAGCAATGGGTTGATGAAGTTGTTATGAACAAAGGTGTTGGTTCTGAATCATTTGTTGTAAGTAACAATTTCACTGGTAATGCTAAGTTTTATATTAGCACTAAGGCAGGAGAAAGAACAAACTTTACGTTAAGTAATGTGTCGTTTACAGAATCTCCTTGGTCTGAATCAGGTTCTTTCCAAGTTGAAGCAGGTACTGCATTTACTACTGACGCATTAGTCGGTGGAACTCTTGAGCAAATTGTTACTGGTTCAGTTGTTGCTGGTGAAGAATATGAAATTAGTTATGAAGTCCTTGAATCGTTCGTTGATGCTGGTGGATTCGCAACTGGAACGATTCAAGTCAAATTAATTGGCGATACTACTGCCGAAGGTGCTATTAATACTGTTTCTGGAATTTATTCAGAAACATTGGTTGCCCCTGTTAATACAACAAAAATGATTATTGTTGCTACTGGTGTTGGTAAACTTGATAATATTTCTCTAAGAGAACGTGTTACTGGGCAAAACGCTTGGTTCTTCGGTGAAGGTTGGGACACTATTAATGGTGAAGCAATGGCTGACGGCACAGTACAATCACTTTCTGAAATTAGTCAAACTGTACCTTTCGAAAGTGGAAAACTTTATGAAATTAAATATAGCCTTGATAATTTGGACCCAGAAGGTGACGGTTCTCAAGGTCGTTTGCAGTTAGCATTAGGTAGTAACCCTTACAACTTAATTAAAAACTGGAACTTTGATGCTGTAAATGCTGGAGCCATTAATTGGACGTCCACTGGGTCAAGTATAACACTTGACAACGGTAAAATGAATTTTATTGATTCGGTTGATGAAGTATTGACATACACTTTTGCTGAGAATTTAAACAATGGTGCTCAATATGAAGTAATAATGAACGTCGAAAGTGTATCAGGCACTATCCATAACTTTAGAGTTTATGGTGGTGCATCTCATGACCACACTTTCGAATTGACTCAGTCTGAATATGATTTCTTGAAGTTTAATGAAGGAGCAACATTAACAACAATTCAAACTGATACGAATCATGCGAATTTATATGAGCACACATTTACTGTTGTTTATGATTCTTCATTAGAGAACGTTTTATTTACAATTTCTGGTGGCGATTCAGACCACACACATACATACACTTGTTCGTTTGACACATACAACAGTATCATTTCTGGTAATATTGATAAATTGGACATGAGTAATTTGACTCAAACTGACACGACTCATGAGCACGGAATTATTATCAAGCATAGTGATTTAGGGTTTGTGTTGACGTCTGACAATAATATTGATCATGTTCATACCACAGTTTACAACGATTCTAGTGACTCGGGAATGAGAATTCAGACATACACATTCTGGGAAAATCACGATGACGTCGAAGAAACTAATTTGGTTACAGTAACTTCTGATATTGAAATATCATTAGGTACTGGAGCTAATGCTGTTACTACCGACAGTATTAATACCGTCGGTAGTCATATTATTCCAATTACAGGAACAATAGGTAATACTGCTTCTATTAAAGTGAACGGAACAGGAATTATCAATTCAATCAAGTTGCACGAGGTTCAAATTCCTATCTATGATAGAAATACGACTGGGACTGTAAATGAGGGCACTAAGACTATTCACGTTAGAGCAGGTGATTATGACGACAAGATTCACTTTATAGGTGATATCGATTCAAGACCTGAAGAGCAAGATGCTCCTTTCTACTACTCACGTGGTTTTAAAGGTTCTATTGATGATGTTTCTGTTAAATTGCTTGAAGAAAATTGGGCATTTATGTCTCAACCTGGTGGAGAAGCGTACATTAATAATACTGGAGAATTTGTTCACACTTCGGGTACTGGAGAAAACAATCGAGGTATTGCTTATATTTCGTTCCCAGTTATTGAAGGGTCAAACTACAAAGTTTATATGAACGTTGACAGACCTACTACTTCAATTGTTAAAATCGGTCCTGCACCAGATGACTCTCAATATGCATCATTTAACATCAATGAAGGAGAATTACAAGGTCAACGTGATTTTGTATTTAGTGCTGCTTCAACTGGTGTTTGTTACTTGACGTTATCAACAGTATCTGCTGGATTTACTAATTGGGATAACGTTTCTGTTAAAACTATTCCTAATCTTTCTTCTGATGAGTATTTGTTACTTGCTCGTGGACTGAATGTATTTGGTATGCCGATTGGTGGTGAAGACCGTTGGAGACAACATAACATTGATACTGAGAATCAAGATTACACTGGACAAGTATTATCAGGTTTCAGAACTCTTGAATCGTTTGGTGAAAATGTTGTTGAACAATATTATGATGTTGCAATTCGTCAAGAAGAGCTTCTTGATAACCTTAAAATTGTTTGGTTATCTGATGCAGTTGGTTACGCAGACACTACTACAATTACTGTTGAAGGAACTGGATTCAAGTCTGGTATGATGTTGACTATTGGTGGTGTTGAACAAACGGTTACTGATGTTCATATTCCTACATTAATTACGTTTGTAGTTAATGGAACGACACCAACAGTTGCTTCTGATTTGGTTATTACTACTTTAACTGGCGACCAATATACAATGGTAGACGCGTTCACGAGAATAGAGTAAGAAATATTTAAGAGAAGTAAAATTCTCTTATTATAAATAAAAGGTAAGTATTGTTTATAAATATAAATAATACTATAATAAATTGATTTTTAAGATTTTAGGAGACACTAAATGTCTATTACATTAGATACAATCACCCATGCGGTCAATCCGTTTAATGATATTCCAAATATCACTTTCGATCCTATTGACATTGGCGAATATGCTAATGAGGTAGAAATTTATACAAATACTCCTGCAGTAATGATACCAACCAAATTGAATGCTATGGCATCTTCAATGAAAACTTGGTTGAATTCAAACATTGCAACTCCATTAGAAGCACAACAAAATACGTTTAAAGACGAAGTTGTTGTTCGTACTAATGAAGCAATGAATGCTGTTGAAACTTATATCAACAACGAAGTTAAAGAATTCGTTAATGATATCTTCATTCCTTGGGCTAATAACTCTGGCGTGATTCTTTCTGATAATGCAAACTTACTTGAAACTAATATTTCAGTCACATTATCACAATTGATGACCGATTACACGGTTCACGTTCAAGCACAAGATGCTATTATTACTCAAGCGCTTGCCGATTTACAAGCAAATCTTGCAAATTATACGACTGGTGCTACTGATTCCGGTTATTCTGTACATCAAACAAATCAACTAGTTGCTGAATTGTTAATGACGAAGAATATTTCGTTTGAAGTCGGTTACAAATATAACGATGCCGATTTAGTTACATACTTTAAAGAAGGTGATTTTACTACTCATCACATTTTATATAATAAAGATAATCAAGTAGTATCTTATGGAGAAGAACTAGAAATTTCAGGAGAGGTTCGTCCTTTCGTAAATCATCAAATTCTTACTTATGATGCAGCAGGACTTAAAACTGGAATTGAACAAATTAAGGCATATCACTTTTTCGTTAATACAGACTCGAGTGAACAAAAATCATTTAGAGTAACTGGTCACGAGGTTAATGGTGACGCTGCAACAGATTTAACTATCTTAAATAACACATCTATTCCTGATATTGACAACCCTGTTATAACATTAACAAGAGGAACACAATATGCTATGATATTTGATGGTTTATTGGATGGAGATTTTATAACAATTCAGGATATAGATAACAATTTATATTCGGAAGGGGTTCTCGGGCAATATTCAGAAAATGAAGGAACTGTTTTATTCAAGCCATACTCATCGTATTGTCATGATGGTATTTCAACAAATATTGGACATGGTGTACCTTCTTCTAATGGTGCGTCGTATGTAGACGGATCCGGATCAAACCCATTCGACACTCCAGTGAAGTGTGAACAGTATTTTAATTCTACAGTTTCTATTCTTGACGACTTTACTCGTTCATATGAACACAGTTTACCTGGAGAATCTTACGATTCTGCATTATCTGACGGTATGATTTATAATGTATTTATTTCCGACGATTCTGGTTTCATTGACACATACGCATACACAATTGACCATAATAGTAAGTTGGGTACTGGTGCTGTATGTTCTGCTGTTTATGATAACGGTTGTTCTGATATTACAATCACGGACGGTGGTAAAGGGTATTCTGATAAAGCATTTACTCGCATTGTAGATACTTCAACAGGTGCTGGTGCGGAGTGTACGATTGTTGTTGGTGACGGAACTATTTCTAACATTGAGATGACAGAGCAGGGTGCAGGTTATGTTGGTTATTGGTCGGTGGAATTGCCTGATATTGGTGGTGCTTCTGCGCATACTCATACTGTTGAATTAACTCAATCTGAAGTAGATACAATCAAAGGTGACGAATCGACTGATGGAGTTTCAATTGTTAAAACAACAGTTGATTCGGGACACACTCATGACGTTACTGTTATTTGGAACAATTTCATTCAAATGTTTATGTTTGAACAATTAGCAGATACCACATATGCTACTGGTGCTCACGACCACGGGCCAGTTTCTTCAGGAATTGCAGTGAATCCTAGCATTCCTGTGATAATCACAGGAGATGGATCTGGTGCGGTTGCACATGTGGTATTATCTTCAGACCCTGAATTAGAAGGTGCTAATGTGGATAAAATTGTTGTTACAGATGGTGGTATTGGATATAGTTCTGCGTCGGTTTCAATTTCGGGAGGAGGTGCAACAACTGTTGCGACTGCTGAATCGGTCATTGTTGGTGGAGTAATTGCTTCAATTAATGTTTCTACAGCAGGTGCAGGATATACTACAACAACTCCAAGTACAATACAAGTACAACTTCAAAATAATCAATTTGTACCTTCGCAGATTTCTGCTAAAGTTGGTGATACTATTGAGTTTACTAATACAGATTTACAAGGACACGATGTTGAGCATGAAGGTGGAGCATTTAAATCTCCAAACATCCCTCAATCTGGAGTTTGGTCTTACGTTATTACAAAAGACACACAAATTACAGACACATATTCATTACTTGGTAATGGTATGGCAACAACAGCAACATTATCTGTAAGAAATTCAGAAGTATTGGTTGATGTTATTTCAAATACTGGTGGTGGTTGTAGAGCTAAAGGAACTATCGACGCCGGAGGCACGTTGATTAACGTTGCTATCGAAGATAGAGGTGAAGGTTATACCAATACAGATAGTGTACGTATCCTAGACGTTTCTGGTGCAGGAGAAGGTGCATACGGTACTCCTAATATTAAACGTAACTTAGGTGTTGTGTCTGTCGTGAATGGTGGTGTGGGATATTCGCCTACAGATAAGATAATTGTAGTAGATCCAACAGCAAATAATGGTGCATTTGGTTCTGGTGCTACTGCGTCTATTACTGGCCTTGCTGCATTGACTGGAGAGATTACTGAAATAACAGTTATTACATCAGGAACAGGATATACAGATATTGAGTTTGTGATTGTTTCTGAAACTGGTTCTGGTGCTATATTAGAAGCCGATATGAATACATATGTTGAATCGATCACAATGTCAGGACGAGGAACTGGATACACTAACCCAACTGCTATTATGGTCGAACCGATCGGTTCATGGGGTAACACTAAAACGTTCGGAGGTAGATTCGAATCTACGGCAAGTCTTAACGATGGTATTGGAGCAATTACTATTATTGACGATTGGTCTGACTATGTTGACGGAGATCAGCGTGTTACTATTGTTGACATTGATCCAAACCCAACTGGGTTTGGTGCTACTGCTACTGCTACATTAAATGCTCAGGGTGCAGTATCTTCAATCTCTATTACAGATTCTGGTTCTGCATATAAGCAACCACGAGTAACTATTGATGGACCTGTGTTATATACAGGTTCTGCGATTAATAATGTAAATACAGATTTGTCTTTATATGGACCAAATGGTAATTCAGACGACTCTCCGTTCAGTGCATTGTCTACATCAGGAACCAACTTTAAAAACGGCATTATGATTCAATTTGCCAACCCTAACGGACATACATTAAATGACTCTTGGGAGTTTAAACTCCAATCTTGGAAGAAAGGTACACCAGAATCGTTACAATATAAGACATATCAACACAATAATGCAGAATTCAATACGGCAGGTGTGATTACTCTTATAGACGCATGGGAAATATAAGGTCAATATATTATGAAAATTATAACTAACATATTATTAAGGAAATAACAATGGATATTTTAACACTTGGAAAAATTAGTCAAGTTAAGAGGGACACCGATAAGAAGATTGCCGATCTGGATGAAGTCGTATCAAGTGCTCTTGTTGCAACTACAGAAAATGTGGATCAGAACATTGCTCTTGCGGTTTGCAATCTTAACACAGCTTTATCAGCCACAGAAACAACTTTGACTGAAAATATGAACACACTTGATACTAATTTGTCGACCGATATGACAAATTTATCATCAAGCACGGCGTCGTCATTGACTGGATTAACTGCTACTATTTCGGATTGTATGACATGTGTTAATTGCGACGTGTGTACTGCGATAGATGCAAATACAGGATCTAATTATGGAGTTGAGTGGCTAACACAATTTAACTATTGTGGTGGTGACCTTAATCGTAGAACTTGTGGTGTGTCATGTAACTGGACAGTTCCTGCTGGTGTGACTAAAGCTGTATTTGAACTTTGGGGTGCAGGTGGTCAGGGATCAGGTTCGTGTTCTACTAGTTGTTGTATGACTTATGTTGGAGCTCAGGGTGGGTATTATAACAACTCAGGAACAGTAAACGTTTCTCCTGGTTGGACATACCAAATTTGTGCAGGTGGAAGCAGATGTTGTCAACAATGTTGTCGTTGTGGTTGTCACGGTTGTCGTTCATGTGTGGCTGGTTGTAATATCTCTATGTGTGCAATGGGTGGTCATGGTGGTTGTACTTGTGGTTCGTGGAGAGACTACTGCGACTCAAGACCTCAGTGTATTATATGCGCTAAGTCTGGTGGTGGTTGTTTTACTACTTACTCACATCAAGGTGTTATGGAGAGAGGAGATTCATGTTGTCATTGTACTAGTGTTAAAAACAATCCAACCGCTGCGCCTATGATGGGTGGTGGTGTTGGCCAAGCATTAAATACTTGCTGGAGAAGACATGGTTGTGCGTGTATTTGTGGGTTTGTTCCTACGGCACACGGTGGTATGAGTGGTATGACTACATATTGCGGAAACTGTACACAATATGGTGCCCCAGGCGGACCAGGTGTTGTTAAAATCACTTACTCGTAATTAGGAGAAATAAAAATGTCAATTATTAATATACAATTCGATTTAAAAATACCTACGGGGTGGTTAGTTGATCCAGAGGCTTCTGTAGAGAATTTTACAGAAACTTTGAGTGTAACTTACCGAGGCGACGACACGTGTTATGTTGCAGTAGACGAAAACGGAGACGCTCCATATGGTTTTGGAGCAGTTTCTGAAAAAGAAATGAATGATGGTCCTCCTGAACAAGGTGAGGGGTACGAATGGTTAGAAATCAACTGCGAAGAGAACCCTATTTTTTGTTCGTTGCATGCAGATTTAGACCCAGCATTAAACATAGAAGAAGGTGGAAACCCAGAACCTGTGATGTTGGATATCGATGTTACTGTTGGTTATGAAGGATATCCTTCATTATCGTATAATAGTTTATTCGAAGCAAGTGATTTTTATAGAACTTCTCAAATAAACATTATATCCAATGAACCATTTTTAGTTCCATATACATCTATTACTAATTTATTTGGTTCAGATTGTACAGGAGTAACGTGGGACATAATCCGAGAAGAGCGCGATGAAAGGTTGTTAGAATCTGATAAATACCTTGCGGACGATATGCCCCAAGAACTGAAAGACGAGGTTATTTTATATAGAAAAAGGTTACGTGAAATGCCGACTATTTTAGCAGACGTTCCTGAACATCTTGCGTATGACATGATGCCAGATAAACCAAGTTTTATGGTACTTGCTAGATAAACCTTAATTATAAAACCCCCTTAATTGGGGGTTTTTTTCGTTATAAATAATTTTAGAAAAAGGTTGACTTTTACATAAAAGTAGGGTATAATAACTCTATTATGATTATATTATTTACAGGTGAGGTGAAATATGAGCAATCGCTCAAAAGCGTTCTTTATTAACGGTGGTGCAGGTCGTGTTCTTTGTTCAATTCCAGCATTAGAAAAATACGAAAGAGAGTCTGGAGATAAGGATTTTGTCATTGTATGCGAAGGTGGTATGGAGTTTTATAAAGGACACCCCACATTACATAAACATGCATATGATTCTTGGCATAAAGGTTTATTTGAAAACCACTTAAAAGATAAAGATATAGTTTCTCCAGAACCATATAGGGTTTGGGATTACTATAACCAAAAGTGTTCTTTATCTGAAGGGTTTGATATTGAAATTAATGGCAGGAGTAGTGAAGAAAACACCATTTCCGACCCAGTTATCAAACTAACTAAAGCCGAGTCTATTCAAGGATATCAGGCTATTCAAGAAATTAAAGCAGGTACTGGCAAAGATAAGGTTTTAGTGATTCAACCATTCGGAAGGTCTGTTGTACAAGAAGGTGATTTTATATACGACCCTTCTTCACGTTCTTTTGAACTTAGTAATATTAATGCACTTATCTACGAACTACGTACAGAGTATGCAGTTATTATTATGTCTGAAATTCAGATCCCATTAGAGAAAGACAATGAACATGCGACAGCACAACCACAAATACAAGACATTAGAATGTGGGCCTCAATTATCAGCAGTGCAGATCATTTCTTAGGATGTGATTCTGTTGGTCAACATATAGCAAAGGCTGTGGGCACTACAGCAACAATCGTTACTGGATCAACATACCCGATCAACATCACGTACCCTAACTACGAAGGTTTTGATATAATTGATGTAGGAGAAGGACGTAGAGAATATTCTCCGATCCGCATATCTATGGATGATGAGCGAGATAGAGCCAACAACGATTGCATTTCAATGACACCCGACCAAGAGGTAGAAGTGTTAGAGTCTTGTATTAAGTTTATGGGCAAAGGTGAATTATTTACAGGAGAAGTTAATACAACAAAAACAGACAGTGGGTGTTGTAGTTCAGGGAAACCTGTTATGACGGATGTTGGGACATACCCAACATATGATATGTCAAAAGGTAATGCAGAAGGGCTACTAACATCAAACAGTGCTGCTGATGTAATGAATAACAACGAAGAAGGATAATATATTATGAGTCAGTGGATTGCAGGTATTGCTAGAGGTCACAATGGTGGTGTGTGTTTGTTAAAAGACGGAGAGATTGTTTTTGCTATTGAGGAAGAGCGTCTAAGTCGTAAGAAGTATGATGGTGGACCTTTTGCTTCAATTGTTAAAATCTTAGAATATACAGATAAGTTAGATTACTTAGTTATATCTCACACACAACCAGATACGAGTCGTGTAGACTTTTCGGGTGGTGATGTATATACAGGTCTTGCGATGAAACTAAAGTTGATTGAGGATGATAATCAGGTGTTTATGATGGATAAATGGCATCATAAAATGCACGCATCTTGTGCATTTTATAGGTCCGGATTTGATTCTGCGTGTGCTGTTATTGTAGATGGTGCAGGTACGTTTATTCCTATGAATATTAACGGACAGGAAGAGATGACTTGGGAGTTAGAGTCTATTATCAAATGCAGCTATCCTGCTAACTTTAAAACATTATACAAGCACCAAGGCGGCAGAGGGCCATGGCCTGGTACTAATATCAAAGATCTAGCAGCCGATCGCGAGGGTGAGTCAGGGGATTTTGAATTAATTTTAGATGACAGTGCGGGTATCGTTAAAGCATATGAAGCAGTAACTCAGTATTGTGGTTGGCAGCCTATTGAAGCAGGAAAGACTATGGGTTTGTTTCCATACGGCAAACCTAATGACGAAATTCCAGATATATACACAGATAGAGATGGTGCTAAATGGAAGACCACAGATAGAAACTTTGTCATCCCAACGTATCCTAACGGAGCCATAATAAACACAGGCAGATACGGTGTATTGGAATCTGATATTGAAGACGGAGATGACCTTACTTTACTACAAAACCGTAGAGATATGGCATACGCAGTACAGACCGAATCTCAACAGATGGTACTTGATTTAATTCGTAAAGCAGTTAAGATGAGTGGAGAGAAAAACGTAGTTATTTCTGGTGGTTATGGATTAAACTGTGTTGCTAACTACTGGTACTTAGAGCAATTGAAAGACGAAGATATTAATATTTACGTAGAACCAATTTCAAACGATGCAGGAACTGCTATGGGTGCAGCTATGCTTGTTCATCATGTTAAAACCAATAGCAGTGTTAATAGAGGAATGGGTGAGTCTTTGTATCTTGGTCCAGTTCAAGAAGAAGAGATTGGGATTGTCGAAGCTATTGTAGAGAAATACAACGGTGTAGTTACTTACAACAAAACATCTAAAGATGCTGTTGATTTGATTATGAATGGAAATATTGTTACGTTGTTCCAAGACCGTTGTGAGAATGGTCCAAGAGCATTAGGCAACCGTTCTATCTTATTTGACCCACGTACTCAAGATGGAAAGGATTACGTTAATAGTGTGAAACATCGTGAATACTTTAGACCTTTTGCTGGTTCAATTTTACACGAACACGCGCACGAATGGTTTGATATGAGAGGACTAGAAGAATCTCCTCATATGATGTATGCTATGAATTGTCGACCTGGTGTTGAAGAAAAGATCCCTGCTATTATTCACGTTGATGGTACTTGTAGAATTCAGACTGTTAAAGAACATCAGAATCCAGTTTACTACGAGATGATCAAAGAGTTTTATGATCAAACAGGAGTACCGATTCTTTTCAACACATCATTCAACTTAGGTGGTGAACCACTAGTAGAAACTATTGACGATGCAGTTAGAACACTTAAAGACAGTGATATTGAATATTTGTATATTCCACATAATGGAATTATTATCGAGGTAAAGAATAGTTAGAGTAATACATCAACATTAAACAATATAAGAAGGGGAATTTATAGTGAACGCAAATTGCATTGTGAATTTTATTATTAAAGACAAGGTTAGGAGAAGAAAATGATTATAGTAACAGGTGGTGCGGGTTTTATCGGAAGTAGGTTAATTAAAGAACTCAATAATAGAGGGGTTGAAGACATTATTATAGTGGACGATATGTCTAAATCTAATAAGTTCAAAAATATGTTAGATTTAAAATTTGAATCTTATATCGATAAACAAGAGTTGTTACGATTATTAACAATTGCAGATTTCACCAACAATATTGGTATTATATATCACTACGGAGCAGAGTCCACAACAACGTGCGATGATGGCAAATACTTGATGCAGAATAATTATCAGTTTTCAAAAGAAATATTAGATTATTGTTATCATAACAACGTTCCTTTACAATTTGCCTCAAGCGCGGCGGTATATGGAGATAGTGATGAGTTTAACGACGAGATCGATGAATATAAACCGAATAACCTATACGGATACACAAAACTTTTAATTGATAAAAGAATGAGACGAATGTTGTCCAAAACATCATTCAGAACTCCTATGCAATCTCTTAGATTCTTTAATGTAATATCTGATGGAGAGTTTGAGCAACATAAGGAAGGAATGAAGTCCCCCACGGCTTGGATGAAAGATCAGCTAGATTCAATTGACGGTCAAATTGAATTGTTTGAGGGTTCGGATGAAATCAAACGAGACTTCATCCATGTGGACGCAGTGATTGAAATGGCATTAGATATCATGCCACCGAATATTGAAGGTTTTACAACTCAAGGAATATTTAACATCGGAACAGGAGAATCTAAGAGTTTTAAAGATGTCGCCGAGGCAATGATTGCTAATAATAATTCAGGAAAAATAGTGAACGTTCCTATGCCCAAGAATATTGCCAAAGGATACCAACATTACACTTGCGCCGACATGAGTAATTATGCAGATAGAGTAGAGGACGGGATGCCTCCTCCTAAGGAAATATCCATAGAAGAACGTTTAAAAAAATACCCAAAAAATCAAGATAACTCAAACGCACCACAACATATTCTTAAATAGTCTGGCTGTCTCCAGGGCGAATACGGTAGTTATCTTCAACTGAATCTTTTGATGAAACTTCCATAATTACTGTATCGTCTTCCAAACAAGTTACTTGATGGGGGGTGAATGGTTCAATACGAATCTTCTCCCCTTTTTCAATTATAACAAATGATGTTGAAGAATCACTCAAGTCCATCAATTCAACTTTGATACTACCACTTAGGATTTTCCAAGTTTCGTCTTTCACTTTATGAAAATGCATAGAGGACTTATGTCCTTTCTTTTCAAAGTGCAACTCTTTCATACAATATAAATCATTACTTTCAATGATTTCTTCGTGTCCCCAACCCTTTTTAATTATCATTTTTAATCCTATCTATTACACTCGTTGTACTCTTTCCTTCTAGCGTTGGAAAAATTACTACTTCATCAACTATATCATGACCCACAACAGTTTCTACTGTGTAGTCACCACCTTTCACGATGACGTTTGTTTTTAACTCTTTAATCAAATCGATTGGAGTATCGTCGTCAAATATAATAACTTCGTCCACTCCCTCAATACTTTCTAATACTACCTTTCTTTCTTGCTCATTGTTGATTGGTTTTCTTTTGATTCTTTCAACAGATTTATCTGAATTCAATCCAACAATTAACCTATTACCTAACTTGGCAGATTCTTTTAGTAAGGCGATATGTCCACTATGAATGATATCGAAACAACCGTTAGTAAACACAACTTTTTCTACAACGTCTTCGTATATGGGGATTGATGTTCCCACTTTACCAACTACAACACCAGCTGCTCTGTTTGCCTTTCTCATAGCACTTTCAACCCCTTCGTGTAGGAACGACGCAAACGTCGCTATAACAGTGTCTCCTGCTCCCGTCACATCAAAGACTTCTTTTGCTTCGGAATCTAAACTAATTATTTCCCCACCTTTACCTACCCAAGTCATACCATCGGCACCGAGAGTAACAAGTATTCCTTGTAAGTCTAATTCTATAACAGTCATTAATGCTCGGTCAACGGAAAATTCACCATACACTTCTTCAAACTCTTTCTTGTTAGGAGTTAAACAATACGCACCGCTGTATTTGAACCAATCAGTTCCTTTGGGGTCTATAATAACAGGTACATCAAAACCCATTAGATATTCTAAATATTCGCTGTGAATTGTTCCTTTATTATAATCAGAAACGATTATTACATCTGGAGTATTTTCAAGTTTATTTGTATATGGGTATGAGATATTCCCGTGGTCAACCCTGACTAATTGATGATTATCAGACATGATTCTAATCTTAGAAATAGTCTTATTTTCATACGAGTAACTGAAGTTAAATTTAACGTCATTTTCAGTCATTTTTTTGGTAATAATCATTGACGCATTGTCATACCCTACGCACCCTAGGCTCGTCACCTTGGAACAAAACGTCCTTGATGTAAGAGCAACGTTAGCTGCTCCACCAAGTACGTGAGATACGGAGATACCGTCTACTATCGGCACTGGAGCTTCTGGGGATATTCTGGTACTGGTTCCATTCCAGTATTCGTCTAGCATTACATCACCAACAACGACTATATTCTTTTCATTCATTCGCAAGCTCTTATTTTATATAAATAGTATAATTACGTAAATATGTATAATACATTAAAAACAAGGACATTCCCAATGGAAGATTTAAACAACATTAGGGACTCTATTGATATTATGAAAGAACGAATCACTCGCCTCGAAGAAAAGATGAAGACTGTTTATCACAGAACACAACGCATCGAGGATAAGTTGGATAAGTTGATTGAGCAAGGACAGGGTCAAAATATAGACATTGCAACAAATCAAATTCAAATCGGAAATGGTGAGAGAATGTTTTGGCTTGTGGCGTCCGCAGTAATTGGATTAGTTATGTATTGGTTAAAGGGTTAATATTATGATTGAATTATTATTTGATTTTGAGATGTTTTTAAGTATTATGGTATCCACATTAGGTTTCGGTGGATTCTTTTTCACACTGAAACATAGAAAGTTTTATTCTGTGTGGGCAAGGTCATCAATATTATTGGGGTCGTTGACTTCATTTTTACACCTATACAACTTTGAATATATCAGAGAAACTTTGTTGATGTCTGAATATGCTATGCTTTGTATATTAGTAGAGACAATGTTTAGTTTATCTATATTACTATTCACATTTACTATATTAAGGTTCAAATGGAAATGGCAGGTTGACGTACATAATCACTGTACGGCAGCCGAATGTCCTCTTGTTCAAAAGTATAAATAGTATTAAAATAAGAGAGTTATTATGGCAAAGGTACAATCAGCAACAGAATTAAAAGAATACGCATACCGTAGATTGGGTTATCCAAAGGTAGAAATACAAGTGGACGATACTCAGGCAATGGATCGTATTGACGATGCTGTTCAATTATTCGTAGAACGACATTTTGATGGTGTTGAAGAAAAGTATATCACTATCACGTTTGATGCTACAGATGAAGCAAATCAGTATATCACTATGCCAGATGATGTGATTGCCGTTACTCGCATTTACGAACCTGGAAGATATTCTTCAGAAGCAATGAGTGATGTTAGATATAAAATTATGTTTGACCAAATGTTCGATATGACTAAAGTTAGTATGCAATACTACGAAATGACTATGCAGAACCTTTCTATGATATCTGATTACTTTAATCCAGACAGAACATTCACATTCAACAAAGCAAACAATCGTTTATATTCTCATTCTGGAACAATCTTAGGTCCATCTTGTAAAGTTAAAGGTGTTTGTTCTGATGTTGCGTTTACGACTGATGCTACTTGTACTGCTGGTGCAGGAACTTGGACAGCATATTCTTCTGAGTCAGTTTGCGAAGCAGCTGGGTCATTGTGGTACGAAGGAAGTAAAATGATGCTTCGTGGTTTTGTTGGTTTAAATCCAGACGAAACTGCTGGCTATGCTCTTGATGTATATAACGATGAGTGGATGAAGAAGTACACTACTGCTCTTATTAAGAAGCAGTGGGGTTCAAATATGAAACAATTTGACGGAATGCCATTACCTGGAGGAATCGTTGTTAATGGACAACAACTCTGGGATGAAGCAAACGAAGAAATTCTAAGATTAGAAGAACAATTCTCGCTTGAGTATGAAATGCCAACTAACTTTTTGGTAGGTTAATCAAATGGGTATGTTTGACAATATGTCCAAATCAACAATGATTAAGGATATGGTTGAAGAAATAGTAGAAACCATTGGATTCTCCGCTAAGTATCTACCACGTAAGTATAAAAACTTAGATCCAATTTTTGGAGAAGATCCAACAAGTCATTTTGATACGGTATGGACTTTGAATATTCTCGTAGACGAATATCAAGACTACGGTGATGTTGGAGATTTCTATTCTAAATTCGGTGTTCAAGTAACAGACGAAATGAAGGTGTCTTTTACTAAGAAATCATTTGCAGAGCAAACAGTTGCAACGGATGACGATATGCCGATTGCTGGAGACTTATTATACTTTGGAGACCTTGAGGCATTGTTTCAAGTATCGTTCGTAGGCAACGATTCTTCGTTCTACCCTACACCAGATGGCCCTCAACACGTATGGCAATTAACCCTTAAACCTTGGGAATATGGTCATGAAGATATTGTTGTTGCTGATTCTGAGATAGAAGGACTAGAAGCAGATATTAAATCTAATTTGAATAACGAATTAGGCACACCAGATTGGGATGTAGAAGACGACGATGTATTAAACTTCGAAGAAATGAACCCATTCGGAACAATAGGATAATATTATGTTTGGAACTACTTGGTATCATGGAACTACACGTAAACTTATTGTAGCATTTGCGTCAGTATTTAATAACATTCACGTACAAAGAAAAGAATCAGACGGCACTTTAGTTACAGATATTAAAGTACCTATCGCATATGAGTCTCAAATGAAGTATATGGCGAGATTGATTAAAGATTCTAAAAAGAATAGACAAGTCCCTAGAATGGGATTTATCATGAATGGTATGGAGATAGACCCTGCACGTTCTATGAATCAAATGAACGAATTATCATTTGCACACGATTCAGACGATACTAAAATGCATAAGATTTATGCACCGATACCGTATAATTTTAACTTTACATTAGATGTTTATGTAGATTACATGGACGATGGTTTACAAATTATTGAACAAATCGTTCCTTACTTTCAACCAGATTTTAACGTTGTTATTGAAGAAATCCCAGCATTGAATATAGAACGTGATATTCCTATTGTTCTCGGTGGAATCACAATGACTGATGAATTTGAAGGTGAATTTGGCGAACACAGAATTGTCAATTGGACATTAGATTTTGTAATGAAAGGTTGGGTTTATCCTCCTGTTACCGATGCTAAAATTATTAAAGAAATTATTACTAATTACAAACTTGCTGGGGCAGATGGCGATTTTGATTTTTCAAACTCTCCTATTATGGAACAAGTTAGAGAATCGGTCAACCCGATGACATCAGATGTTGATGACCCGTGGACAACTAAAGTCGAAGCAGGACACCCTGACAACCCTGATGACGCAACAGACGTTGATACTATGAGTGAAGTTAAGTGGCCAGTAGAGTAAACAGTGAGATTATATTATGACAAAGAAAACAGTGAACGAAAAATTAGACGATGAACTTTTAGGTTCGAGTGATATCATTATGGAGTTTGAAAATCCAGAAGAAATTATGGAGGCTGCAGAAATCGTTTTAGAAGAAACTAAAGCAATGTCTGAAAATAAAGAAAGAGGTATTGTCCCTAAAAGAGAAGTTGTGTCTAATGCTATGACAGGCGATTTAGACGATGACTATGAATTCGCAAGAGATAATTTATACAATCTAGTAGATAAAGGAAACGAAGCACTAGAAGGTATTATTAGTCTTGCGAAAGAAATGGAACACCCAAGAGCATACGAAGTTGCTTCTGGGTTAATTAAATCTGTTACAGATACAACGATGGAGTTGTTGAAGATGCAGAAAGAACTACAGATTATGAAAGGGGAAAAACCATCAGGCAACTCAACGACCAATAATAATTTATATGTTGGTTCTACTGCTGATTTACAAGCATTATTAAAGGGTAAAGATTTAAAATGATATCACAAGAACAACAAGTAAAAAACGAAATATTAGTTAAACATAAAAGAGAAACTCGCTTACAGTCGTTTGGTATGATTATAGGTATTATGACTACGATGTTTGTAGCAATGACTATGATGGATACGTTTAAATTAGTACAGGTTATGAAAGACGAACAAACAGTAATTAAAGCATTTGTATCTGATAGAACAGGAATGCCTTTAAAAGTTCAAAAGATTGCTAGAGAAGAATTGAAACTACACAGACAAGAAAATATTATCAAATTAGAAGAATTGGATTTGAGAATTTTATATTTAGAAAAACAACACGAATAAACAAAAACACTTTATATTATGGCAAAGACAATTTATCTAGGAAATCCTAATCTTAAACGACAAAACGTTGAGATTGATTACACCGAAGAACAAATTCAAGAATATGTGAAGTGTCGGGACGACCCTATTTACTTTGTGAAAAATTACATTCATATTGTAAACCTTGATAAGGGTTTGATAAAATTTGAATTATATCCTTTTCAAGAAAATTTAATCAATACAATACATACAAACCGTTTCACAATCGTGAAATGTCCACGTCAGTCTGGTAAATCACAAACGTCTCTGGCGTTTATGCTTCACTATATTCTATTCAACGACCAAAAGAATGTTGCTATACTCGCCAATAAATCGGCAACGTCTAGAGAACTTCTTGGTAGACTTCAATTTGCATACGAGAAGTTGCCGATGTGGTTACAACAAGGTGTAATGGAATGGAACAAAGGTTCTATTGAACTAGAAAATGGTTCTCGAATCCTTGCTGGTTCAACATCTTCAAGTTCTATTCGTGGTTACTCATTTAACCTAATTTTTCTAGACGAGTTTGCATTCGTACAACAGGGTATGGCAGAAGATTTCTTCCGTTCAGTATATCCTACAATTTCTTCAGGTAAAGATTCTAAAGTAATTATAGTATCAACACCCAACGGAATGAACCACTTTTATAAAATGTGGTTAGATGCCGTTGAACATAGAAACACATACAAAGCATTTGAAATTAATTATTGGGATGTTCCAGGACGAGATGCCGCTTGGAAGGCAGAAACTATTGCCAATACTTCCGAAGAACAATTCAAACAAGAATTCGAATGTGAGTTCTTAGGTTCGGCAGGTACATTAATCAACCCCGCTAAATTACATTCTTTGGTAATGAGAGATCCGATATATAGAAAAGACGACTTGAAGGTATATGAAGAAACAGTAGAAAATCATTCATACGTAATTGCAGTTGACGTTGCTGAGGGTAGAGGACAAGATTATTCATCAATGAATGTTGTTGATGTATCAAAACTACCTTTTGTTCAAGTTGCGACGTATCGGTCAAATGAAATTTCCCCACTATTATTCCCACATTACATAATGCAAGTTGCTCAGGCATATAACGAAGCAACCGTTATTATTGAATCAAATGGTCCAGGAGCAGAAGTTGCTAATATTCTACATTACGACTTAGAGTACGATAACACCATTAACGAATCTGGTGTTCATAATAAACTTGGTAGAAAAATGACTAGTCGTATTAAGGCAATTGGTTGCTCAAATATGAAAGATTTAATTGAAGGTGATAAATTAATAGTCAATGACCCAGATACCATCACAGAACTATCTATGTTTGTGACCAAAGGTAAATCTTGGGCTGGTGAAGGCGACGGTCATGATGATATGGTTATGGGTCTAGTTATGTTTAGTTGGTTATCAACTCAACCAGAGTTTAAAGAATTGACTGATATGGAATTGCGAGTAAGGTTATATGCAAATAAGATATACGAAATTGAAGAAGAATTAACCCCATTTGGATTTATCGACGGCGATGGATACGAAGACGGTGAGATAGTTGTAGAGGGCGGTGAAGTGTGGACAGTCCAGCCTGGAAGTATGTTGTTCTAAAGTTTGGTTTTTTATAAATAGTTGTATCGAAATAATAATGTTTCGACAAACTTATTTTTTAAATATAGGAGAATGACAATGGGATTTCAATTAAGTCCAGGCGTTCAAACAAAGGAATTTGATTTGAGTACGTCTATCCCTGCAGTTGCTACCAGTTTAGGTGCTACAGTTGGTCGCTTTACATGGGGACCTTGCTTTGATGCAACTTTGGTAGCCTCAGAGAGCAATCTGGTTAGTGTTTTTGGTAAACCAAATGCAGATTCATACCCGTCGTTTTTGACTTCTGCAGCCTTTTTAAGTTACTCTAACTCACTACAAGTGGTTCGTGTAGTTGACGCTACTGCTACTAATGCTAACGCATCTGGTACTGGAGTTTTGATTAAAAATGCTGAAGATTTTGATACACAGATGGATTCAGGTACATTAACAGAAGGTTTTTATGCACGTTACCCAGGAGCATACGGTAATAGCATTACAGTAGAAACTGCTGACGAAGCAGGATACGCAACTTGGGCATATGCAGGTGCGTTTGACGTATCTCCGGCTGCTTCTAACAGTGAAATGGCAATTGCCGTTTTAGTTGGTGGTGTTGTTGCTGAAGCACATATCGTTTCTACAGTTGACGGCAATAAGAACGCAGATGGCAATAACATCTTCGTTGAGAAAATCATTAACGACACATCAAAGTTAATCTTAGCAGTAAATGCTAACGTTGCTAATGGTACTGCTTCAACAGTTTTTGCTAATGGTGCTGACTCAGGTGTTGGTGAAGACGACTATAAACTAGGTTGGGACTTATTTGCTAATGCAGATGAAATTAATGTTTCTATTCTAGTTGCTGGTGGTGTTACTAATGAAGCAAAAGCAACTGCTTATGCCGTTCAAAAGTACATGGTTGAGTCTATTGCTGAAGTTCGTAAGGACTGTTTTGCAATGTTATCTCCTGCTAAAGAAGACGTAGTAAACGTTGGTGGTGCATCTACTGCAGTATCTAATGTTATTGCTTCACGTAAAGACGTATCATTTAATGTTGCTTCTTCTTACGGTTCTTTAGACGCTAACTACAAATACACATACGACAAGTATAATGACACATATCGTTGGATCGGTTTTAGTGGTGATACTGCAGGTTTACTTGCATACACTGACTCTACTCGTGACGCTTGGTGGTCACCTGCTGGTTTAAATCGTGGTCAAATTAAGAATGTTGTTAAATTAGCATACAACCCTTCTTCGACTTTACGTGACCAGTTATACATGTTACCTAATGGTATTAACCCAATCGTTTCTTTCCCAGGTCAAGGCACTGTGCTTTGGGGTGATAGAACTTTACTTACAAAACCTTCTGCTTTTGACAGAATCAATGTTCGTAGATTATTCATCGTTATTGAGAAAGCAATTGCAATTTCTGCTAAATACTTCTTGTTTGAATTTAACAACAAGTACACTCGTAGAAACTTTGTGAATATGGTTAATCCTTACCTTGGAGGAATTCAAGGAAAACAGGGTATGTATGACTTTTATGTTCAATGTGATGAGACAAACAATACTGGTGAAGTGATTGATGCTAACCAATTTGTTGCTAGTATGTTTATTAAACCTGCTAAGTCAATTAATTACATTACTTTGAACTTTGTTGCAACTAAAACTGGCGTTGACTTCTCTGAAGTTATCGGTCAGGTATAATAAGGGAGAATTAAAATGAATTACGATACTTTTAGTTCACAATTAAAATCACAGAACTACGCAAGAAGTAATCTGTTTGAAGTATTCATCGGACTAGCTGGACAAGACCAGAAGTTTGTTTGTAAGTCTGCTTCATTACCTGCTACTTCTGTTGGTGTTATTGAAGTTCCTTACCAGAACCGTAAGTTAAAGGTTCCAGGTGATAGAACGTTCCAAGATTGGACAGTTACAATTATCAACGATGAGTCTATGTCTGTACGTAAAGAATTACTTGCGTGGCAGAACGATATTCAAGGTTTCCAAAACTTTGGTTCTAATGGCGATACACCAAGAGATCACCACAGAATATTAACAGTTACTCCTATGGATAGAACCATGGGTGCAATTGGAGATACTGAGGTTGATTTATATGGTTGGCCTTCAGAGATCGGTTCTATCGATCTAAGTTGGGAAACTGCTGATACTGTACAAGAATACACAGTAACATTCAGTATTACTCATGATAATAGTGTTCAATAACCATTATAAATATTACTATAATATTAATTAATGGTTAGGATATACAATGGAATTATTCGGTTATAAAGTTGAAAAACAAATAGGTTCTGCGACGATTGAAAAGGGGTCAAACTCTTTCGTCCCGCCGGACTTAAACGATGGTTCCACTGTTATCAACGGTGGAGGAATAAACGCCTTCGCCACCAATTTTGACGTATCTTTCAAAAACCAGAAAGATTTGATTGGGCAATACAGAGAAACTTCACAAAATCCCGAGGCAGAACTTGCTATCGACGATGTTGTTAATGAAGCAATTGTATTGGACCCATATAAGAACGCGGTATTGATTCATCTGGATAAACTAGATGCTTCAGATAATATCAAGAAAGTTATTACAGAAGAATTTGATGTAATTACTAGAAAACTAGAATTTAATAATTCTGGACCTGATATTTTTAAGCGTTGGTACGTTGATGGTGCTATTCACTATCACATAATTTTTGACAATGATAATGTCAAGAAAGGTATTAAGGAGTTGAGATATATCGACTCTATGGATATCAAGAAAGTAAAAGAAGTAACAAAAGATAAAGATAAAAATGGCATAGAAGTAGTTAAGAAAGTAGACGAATATTGGGTTTACAATACAGAAACTATGACTGGCACACAATCTTTAAGAGTTGCAGATGAGTCGATCGCCACTTCGGATAGTGGTTTATTTGATTCAGGAAAAGAAGTTACATTGTCTTATTTACATAAAGCAATGAAACCTATTAATCAACTTCGTATGCTAGAAGATGCGATGGTGATTTACAGAATTACAAGAGCACCAGAAAGACGTGTGTTCTATATTGATGTTGGTAATCTTCCTAAAACGAAGGCTGAGCAATATCTTAGAAACATCATGAACAAGTTTAAAAACAAAATGGTTTATGATGCTTCGACTGGTAAAGTCAAAGACGGTAAGAATTCAATGTCTATGATGGAAGATTTTTGGTTACCAAGAAAAGAAGGTGGACGTGGTACTGAAGTTACTACATTGCCTGGTGGTCAAAACTTAGGTGATATGGACGACGTGATGTATTTTCAAAAGAAAGTATATCAAGCACTTCATGTTCCACCATCTAGAATGGATCAAGACCAAACATGGGGATTTGGACGTTCTGGTGAAATTAGCAGAGACGAATTGAAGTTTACTAAGTTTGTTTCTAAGTTAAGAAAACGTTTTTCAGATTTATTCTTTACCTTACTTCGCACTCAATTGATTGCGAAGGGTATTATAAGTAAGAGTGAATGGAACGTTTATAGAGAACAAATTGAGTTCGTATTTGCGGATGATGGTTACTTTAGTGAAATAAAGAAACTTGAAATGATGAACCAAAGAATTGAAATGTTAGATACTATTACTAACGGTGAAATGATTGGTCGTTACTACTCTATTGAATGGGTACGTAAGAACATCCTTATGCAAACGGACGAAGAAATTGCCGATATGGATAAGTTGATGGCAAAAGAAAAAGGAGACACACCTACAGATGATGAAGGTATGTCTACCGATACATATTAAAATTAAGGAAATATTATGAGCAATTTAGAAAATTTAATTAAATACGCAAGAGAAAAGAAAGCAACTGCGTTTAAAGACACATTTACTGCAGAAATATCAGATAGAGTATCCGCAAAATTTGATTCAATGAAACAATCAATTGCTAAGACAATGTTTGCTAAAGCAGATAAGTAACTCCGGAGAAGATTCATGAAAACATTTAAACAAATAAGAGAAGAACTAGAAGACGAAACGTTGGATGTATATACGTTTACTTCTGAGCAGTGGGACGAATTGTCAGAAGAAGAACAAGACGACTTTGAAGACTTTGAAGTTGACGGTGAATATGAAGCAGAAAACGGTTCTTCTATTTGGGTTGTTGGTGACGAAGAGTTTGATGTTTTAGGTGTTATGGATGACGAAGACGATATTGAAGAAGCAACTAAATATTCAGGGCGTTCTCGTAGACAAGTTCATATGACTCAAATTAAAAAACGTCGTATGAAAGGTCGCAATAGACAACAGAAACTTAAAACTAACATCAAACGTAAGAAGGCAAATAATAAAATTAAAATCAAACGTAATAGATTAAAAATCACAAGACGTTTTGGTAGTGGTGATAAGTCTGGACGTTCTGGTAAGATTGGTGCTCAACGTAAGAGACGTGGTGGCAGAACAATTACACATAAAGGTTAAAGGAGAATATTATGAGATTAACAGAATCAATTAATAATGTATTGAATGAATCAATTCCAGGTCCAGTTTTAAAATCAGCAAAGAGTGATTTTAAAAAGGCAAAAGGAAGTTTTGACGGAGCAGTAGGTTATCTAGGTGATATTGCAGACGATATCAGAACATATGATCCGAAGACTGCTGCACGAGTAACGGAATTATACAGACAGATGTTGAAGGTACAATCCACTTTCGGTAAAGTTAAACTTTAGGAGAAACGTTATGAGACTAATTTCCGAAATAAATGAATCAGTAAATTACATCACTGAAGGTAAAGGCAAAGACCTTTATATTGAAGGTGTATTTTTACAAGCAGATTTAAAGAATCGTAATGGACGTATGTATCCTGGTGCGATTATGGAAACCGAAGTTAAACGTTATACTGAAACGTACATCGATAAGAAACGTGCGTTTGGTGAATTAGGACATCCTGATGGACCTACGATTAACCTTGACCGTGTATCTCATATGATTACGGCATTAGTTAAAGAAGGAAGTAACTACATTGGTAAAGCAAAAGTTACGGACACTCCTCACGGAAACATTGTAAAGAATTTAATTAACGAAGGAGCTCAACTAGGTGTATCATCACGTGGTATGGGTACGTTAAAGGCCAATAAACAAGGAATTCAAGAAGTACAAAGTGACTTCTACCTTGCTACTGCCGCAGATATTGTGGCAGACCCCTCTGCACCAGATGCATTTGTAAATGGCATCATGGAAGGAAAGGAATGGGTTTGGGACAACGGAGTTATCAAGGAACATGATATTGCAGAAATGAAGAAAGAGATTGAGTCTACGAGTAAATCTAAACTAACTGGTTTAGAAGCACGTATTTTCGAGAAATTTATGAGTGGTTTGTAATAAATAGTTAATTGTTAAAGTAATTAGTTTTATAAATAATAGTAATTAGAAATAAAAACTAATTTAAGATTATAATCAAAATATATTAGGAGAACCTAAGATGAAGTTAAAAACAGAAACTGGCGAAATGTTAGTTCTAGATGAAGCACAGGAATTTTATATTTCTGAAGATGCTAAATCTGACACTTCAATTGATGTATCTGAAGTTGATGCGTTATTAGAGTCTGGCGATTTAGAAATCGTTGCAGAAGAGTCTGATGAAGTTGTTGAAGCAGCTGCACCAAAAGCAACTAAGTTAAAGAAGAAAAAGATTAAGGCAGATGGTTCTGGCGAAGTTGAAGTATTCGAAGACGAAGACGAAGATGGTGACGACGAAGACGAAGATGACGAAGTTGAAGAAGACAAAAAAGTTATTGCTAAAGAAGAAGTAGAGTTAGAAGTAGATGTTAAGGAAGACATGAACGCATTGTTCGACGGTCAAGAATTAACTGAAGATTTCAAAACTCGTACAACTTTAGTATTTGAAACTGCTGTTAAATCAAACGTTAAAGCAAATTTAGCATTAATTGAAGAGAAGATGGAAGCAGAATTAACTGCTAAAACTGATGCTCTTTTAGAAGATGTTACTGCTAAACTAGACGGATACCTTGATTACATGGTAACTGAATGGGTTGAAGAGAATGCTGTTGCGGTTGAAAATGGACTTAAAAATGAAATCCTTGAAGATTTTGTTGGTGGTTTACAGACATTATTTGCTGAAAATTACATTGAGATTCCAGAAGACAAATTCAACGTAGTTGATGAGCAAGCAATTGAAATTGCTGGTCTTAAAGAAGAATTAGACGCAGAAATGAATAAGAATGTGGAAGCACGTTCAGCATTGAATGATGCTACTGCGAAAGATATTTTCGGTACAGTTTCTGAAGATTTGACTATGACACAAGTTGAAAAACTTACTTCTCTTGCAGAAGGTGTTGTATTCGAAGACGCAGAGTCTTATACAGAAAAGTTAGAAACTCTGAAGGAAGCATACTTCCCTACAGAAGAAAGGAAAGAAGAAGTGATTGCTGAAGGTAAAACTGAAGTAAAAGATTCTGAAGAAATGAGCGAATCAATGAAACGCATCGTATCTTCACTTTCAAGTTCAAAAGAAGCAAGCATCTTAGGTGCTTAACATTTATAGTTAATAAGGAGAAAACATAATGTTTTTATCAGAAGAAATTAAAGATAAGTGGCAGCCGGTTATGGAGCATGCAGATGTTCCGAGCATTAAAGATGCTACTAAACGTGCAATCACTTTACGTCTTTTAGAAAATCAACAAACTGCGTTAGATGAAGCTAACGTTACAGGTGCTAATGTAGATAACTGGGATCCTATCCTAATCTCATTAGTTCGTCGTACTATGCCACAATTAATGGCATATGACACAATTGGTGTACAACCAATGTCAGGTCCTACAGGTCTTATCTTTGCAATGAAATCTCATTACACTGGTGAAGCATCTACTGGTGCTGAAGCACTTACTTTACCTGCTGGAGCTCCTGATACGGACTTCGCTGGTGACGATGGTACTGCTGATGCAATGACTACTGCTCAAGGTGAAGCATTAGGTGGATTTGGTGGCGGTGCTACTACTTACAACGAAATGTCTTTCTCAATTGAGAAGTCTAGTGTTACAGCTAAGACTAAGGCTCTTAAAGCAAAATACTCTTTAGAGTTAGCACAAGACCTTAAAGCAATCCACGGTTTAGATGCTGAGACTGAATTGTCTAACATCCTTTCTGGTGAGATCCTTGCTGAAATCAATCGTGAAATCATCACTACTATTAGTTCACAAGCAACTGCTGGTGCAACTACTGGTACTACTTTAGCAGGAACGTTTGACGTTGCTGATGCAGTTGATAACCGTGGTGCTCGTTGGGGTGGTGAACGTTATAAGTCACTACTTGTACAAATCAACCGTGAAGCAAACTTAATTGCTAAGAACACTGGTCGTGGACGTGGTAACTGGTTAATCGTATCTCCAGATGTTGCATCTGCTCTTGATATGGTTTCTGGTCTTGCTGAGCCTTCAATGTCTATTGACAATGGTGCTCAACCTGACGTTACTAACAACGTATTCGCTGGTACATTAGGTGGTAAGTTTAAAGTATTCGTTGACCAATTTGCATCTACTGATACAGTAGTTGTAGGTTTTAAAGGTTCTAACATGTATGATGCTGGTATGTTCTACTGCCCATACGTTCCTTTACAAATGATGAAGTCAATCGGTGAAGAAGATTTCCAACCGCGTCTTGGATTCAAGACTCGTTATGGTATGACTCATAACCCATTTGCGACTGGTACTGCTGGTGCAAACCCGTACTTCCGCAAGTTTACTGTTACTAACCTGTAATAGTTAAAAAGTTTCCCCTACCTTGGGAAAACCGTTGAGTCTATACCTAAACCCATAGACTCTCATGAAACCCCCTTAATTGGGGGTTTTTTGTGGGCGATTATAAATTATTATAAATATAGGTATGAAAAATCAAAATTTAAACCTCGCAAAATCAACCAATTATAAATTAGTTATTGGGGCAATCCCAGGCGTTGACCTATGGTTGAAAACAGCAATGTTGCCTACAATTACAACAAACGAAGTTCCAATCGCAAACCCAGTTGTTGGTAATATTTACAGACCTACTTCTACTCCAGTTTATGCACCATTAATGGTAACGTTTCTTGTTGATGAAGATTTGAGTAATTATAATGAAGTATTAAAATGGATGTATGAATCATCAGGTCCGGATGCATCAAAACGAACGGTAAATGACGCAGATATGATGCATGATGCATCACTACACATTCTATCAAATAACAAGAATGCTACTGATATGGTATATACATTCCATAATATGTTCCCAACTATTCTTGGAGAATTGCAGTTTAATAATGAATCGGCAGAAGAACTCCTTACCGATATAACACTTCAATTCGACTATATGACATTTACTCAAAAATAACTTGACATTTAGACAAAAGTATAGTATAATATCTATATGAATATAGAACAATTAGAAACCCAAGTAGATAAAGATTTATACCTAGACGAAACAATTCTAGCAAAAGAATCTTTAGCAACACCACTCAAACACAACAAATACCTTAAAATGGTACTTCGTGAACGTTTGAAATTAAAGAAATTAAAAACCGAACTATATAGAGTATCATTAGGTAGAACTAACTATTACAACGGAAACGACCCAGACCCATATGAATATGTGTTAAAGGACAGAGAAGTTAAAGAATACGTTAAGATTGACCCAATGGTGGTTGAGGCAGATGCCCGAGTTGCACTACAAGAAGAATTAGTTAAATATCTAGACGAAGTTTGTAAAATGTTTGTGATACGTGGGTTTGCGATAAAGAACGCTTTAGACGTAATGAAATATCATCAAGGGTTGGTATAATTAAATTATGAGTGATATAGTAGTAACAATTAAAGATGATGTATTTTTACGAGTAGAATCGGAAATGGGTATTGCTCATGAACTATCTTCTTTCTTTACGTTTGAAGTACCAGGCGCAAAGTTTATGCCTGCATACAGGTCAAGGCAGTGGGACGGAAAAATAAGATTGTTCAACGTATTTGGTGGCGAAGTTTATGTGGGACTAATAAACTATATCATTGAGTTTGCTAAACATCGTAATTACACAATAGAATACCCTCAATTAGGAGACCAAGAGTCCCTTGAATCAACTGAGACGTTTATTAAGGGGTTAAATCCGCACTCTAATGGAAACCCTATACTACCCTACGACTATCAAATAAACGCCGTTAATTGGGGGATTACGGAGTCCAGAGCACTCCTATTATCTCCAACATCGTCAGGCAAATCTTTCATGATTTACGCATTGACTCAATACTACCGAAAGAAGTTAAACGAGAAGGTTTTAATTATCGTACCTACTACATCGTTGGTTGAACAATTATATAAAGACTTTAAAGATTATGCGTCTGAATTAGACCCAACGTTCTCCGAGGACAACGTTCATAGAATTTATTCTGGTAAAGAAAAAGTTACAGATAAACAAATCATTATCACTACATGGCAATCAATTTATAAATTAAAGAAACCATTCTTTGAACAGTTTGGGTGTGTTATCGGTGACGAAGCACATAACTTTAAAGCAAAATCATTAACTAGTATTTTAACTAAGATGACTGATTGTAAATATAAGTTTGGATTCACTGGTACACTTGATGGGACGACTACACATAAATTAGTGCTTGAGGGATTATTTGGTGCTATCAGAAAGGTAACTACTACTAAAGAATTAATGGATTCTGATACAATTTCAAAGTTACACATTGAAGCAATTACCTTTAAATATGATGACGCAGAAAGAAAGTTCGTAAAACCGATGACATATCAAGAAGAAATTGATTTTCTAATTGGACATGTAAAACGTAATAAATTTATTTGCGATTTAACTTTAAGTAGAACTAAAAATACATTAGTGTTATTTCAATTTGTAGAAAAACATGGAAAACATTTATTCAATTACTTAAAAAAGAAAGAACCAAACAGACCAATATTTTTCGTATCAGGGAGTACAAAAGTTGATGAAAGGGAACGTATTAGAGAGATTACCGAGAGTAGTTCAAATGCCATTATTGTTGCTTCATACGGTACTTATTCTACTGGTATCAATATTCGCAATCTTCATAACATTATTTTTGCTCACCCCAGCAAGTCTCGTATCAGAAATTTACAGTCAGTTGGTAGAGGTTTACGAAAGAGTGAAGGAAAAGGTAAAGCAACGTTATTTGACATAAGTGACGACTTATCATGGAAGAAACACAAGAACTTTTCATTGAAACATTTCATTGAAAGAATAAAGATTTACAACACAGAAAAATTTGATTATAAACTAAGGACAATAACATTATGAATATATCAGTCGTACACATGAAACACACAGGAACAGAAGTTATCTGTGACCTAATTGAAATGAATGAAGAGAACATGGCAATCACTATTAAAGACCCACAGACAATTGGAGTTGTATCCCAAGAAGGAAATAAAGTTCAAATGGGATTTAATCCATTCTTAATGAGCTGTAAAGATAACATCATCCATATTTCATTAAATGATATTTTGTTCATCGCAGAAGCATCAGAACAAATTGCAGAGAACTATGAACAAATGTTTGGTGTTGGTTCTGGTCTAATTCAACCTAAAAGCAAAATAATTACATAATCGCTTTACTTTCACAGAATTGTATAGTATAATAGTTGTTATATTACGCATATAAATAACAATTTCTGCCTAGAACGTGAAACCTAGGATAGTAGCAATTCTGTGAAGTGAGCAGACTATAATATTCGACATACTGAATTGAGGTCTGTAATTTGATACCGCCGTGTAAGTGGTTAAATAATTAAGATAATCGTGTCAGGGTATCACCACGTATTGGTTTTATTACCCGTTAGAGATAAATGAGTGTACATTTAGTGGCAAACAGGAAACCGTAACCTGTCTCTTAATTTCTTCACGCGTCGTTAAAGACATATCTAATAAGTTATTCTAAAATAATAGAACAAGGAGCAATCTTTGATTGCGACTTCTAACGAACGAAGTGAGTTAGAAAGTTAAAGTAATGTATAGTTATCTTTCTTAATGTATATTAACTGTTCTTATCTTTTTACTACATGTAATAATGGTACTACACCTTCTAACTCACTTCGTTCGTTAGATCTCCCTTCGGTCGAGCTTTATATTAATTTCTAAATACTTTACTTTTCATTCTTTTTAGGGTATAATATATCTAATAACATAATTTCAGAAGGATAGTCTAATGACTCTTAAGGTTAAAGCAGTAGATAAAGATAATAAAAACCATTACATCAATAATAAAGATTTTCTAGCAGCTTTGATTGAGTATCAAAAAGACATCGCAGATAAAGAAGCGCTTGGTGAGAAGAAACCATATGTAACTGATTACATTGCTAGATGTTTCCTACAAATTGCTCAAAGGCTTTCTTTCCGACCTAACTTTATTAATTACACGTATAAGGATGATATGATTTCGGATGGTCTTGAGAACTGTCTTGCTTATATGCATAACTTTAATCCTGAAAAATCAAATAACCCTTTTGCGTATTTTACTCAAATAATCTACTACGCATTCCTTAGACGTATCCAAAAAGAAAAGAAACAACAGTATGTTAAGTACAAGTATTTTGATACATCTGGTGGTTTTGAACAAATGGATTCATTACAAGAACATGATAAAGAATCTTTTGACTACATTAATGACCAAGGTTCTAGTGATTTTCATATTCACATTAAAGAGTTCATTGATGATATGGAAGCGAAGGAATTAGAAAAGAAAGCAAAACGTGATGCTAAGAAAGCAGAAAAAGAAGAAAAAGAAAACCTCAATAACCTTTCAATGTTTATGGTGTGTAAATGAAGGTCGCAGTAATAACCGACACTCATTTTGGAGCAAGAGGGGATAACAAAGCATTTTCTGATTACTTTTATAAGTTTTGGACTAACACTTTCTTTCCGTATTTAATCGAAAACGACATCAAAACTATCATTCATTGTGGTGATTTGATGGATAGACGTAAGTATGTAAACTTTGATACGTTAAATAATATGCGTAATAAATTCATCAAACCTATGATGGATAATGATATTACAATGCACACTATTGTAGGTAACCACGATACTTATTATAAAAACACAGTTGATGTTAATTCTGTAGAACAACTTTTTGATATTAATGGTACATCCCCTATTGTTGCATATTCTGAAGCAAAAACTTTAGAACTACCCGACGGATACAAGGTTGATATGATACCTTGGATTAATACCGACAACGAAGAAACCATAATGGAATTTATTAAGAATTCTAAATCTTCTATTGCTTGGGGTCATTTTGACTTACAAGGGTTTGAAATGATGAAGGGTGTTAGTTCTATGTATCACTCTCGTTCTACGGATTTCTTAAAGAACTACGAAACGGTTTACTCTGGACACTTTCATACAAAATCCGATAATGGTCATATCTTTTATCTAGGAAACACATACGAAATTAATTGGAGTGATTTCAACGATAATCGTGGGTTTCATATTTTCGATACTGAAACATTAGATTGTATTCAAATTGTAAATCCATATAAACTACACGCTAAGGTTTATTATGACGAAAATGAAAAAGAAACTCAACTTGATGAAGATTATGATGGACAAATCGTAAAGTTAATTGTAACTACAAAAACAGACTTTGCTCATTTTAATTTATTGGTCGAAAAGATGGAACGTGAGTCTGAAACTTTAACAATCGTAGAAGACCATGGATTATTAACGACCGAGCAGGTTGAATTTGACACTGAGGACACTATCACGACATTGAATAAATATGTAGAGGGTATGAATATTGATAACGAAGAAGAGGTTAAACGGATTTTGAACGAAATTTATGTTGAGGCAATCGCACTATGATCAATTTCCATACGGTGAAGTGGAAAAACTTCCTATCAACAGGTAATAAGTTTTCTACTATCGACATTGACGAAACTAAGACTACATTAATGATTGGCACAAACGGTGCTGGGAAATCTACAATGATGGATGCTATTTCGTTTGGTCTATTTGGTAAACCTTTTAGAAAGATTAGAATCGGACAACTGGTAAACTCTATCAACTGCAAAAATATGTCAGTAGAATTAACATTCACTACTGGTGGCAAGGAATACCTTATCAAACGTGGATTGAAACCTGCAAAGTTTGAAATATACGTTGATGGTGCTTTACAGAATCAAGATGCAGCCGCAAGAGACCAACAAGAATTCCTTGAAAAATACATTCTTAAAATGAATGAAAAATCATTCCGTCAAATTGTTGTATTGGGTTCTGGATCATTCGTTCCTTTTATGAGATTGGGTGCGGCAGAAAGACGTTCTATTATTGAAGAGTTATTAGATATCCAAATCTTTGGTGTTATGAACGATTTAGTCCGCGAACGAGTTTCCTCTAATAAGAGAGAACTTAGAGATTTATCTCATCAAATTGAATTATTGGAACAAAATATTAGTTTACAAGAAACTCATTTAAAGTCAATGAACGAAGATAAACAATCTATCATTGATAAGAAGAAATCTTTTATTGCAGATTACATGAATGAAATTGATGAGTTGGAAACTGAGGTTTTGGAGTTAGAGAAAACTACTACGGACTTTGCTAATTTAAATCGTCAGTCCGTTGCTCTTGGAGAATACCATACTACATTCGTATCGAAAATAGATACGATTAATACCCGTATTCGTAACATTATGGATAGTTCTACTTGTCCTACTTGCGAGCAGGAAATAGACCTACCTCATCAAGAGAAAATGGGGCACGATTTAACAACTCAACGTGATGGACTTGCCGAAGCATTGATAGACGTTAAGTCTAAATTTAAAGGTGTTAAAGAATCAATTTCTGTCATTCAGCATACATTAGATGAAATTACTAATAAGAACCATCAAGTGACTAATCTTAATGATACTTGTACTAGACTTAATACTGAGATATCTGAAACTCTAAACGAAAAGGTTGAAAACGTAGATAATGAAGAACTTCAATCTAAACATACTCAAATGATAATACATCGTGATGAGAAGTATGATTTACAAGAAGACAAACACCACCTTAATACCGTTCAAGAACTATTAAAAGATACTGGCATTAAAACCGTTGTTATTAAAAATTACTTACCCCTGATTAATCAATTAATTAATAAGTACCTTTCTGCTTTGAATTTCTACATCAATTTCGAATTAGATGAAAATTTTAACGAAACGATTAAATCCCGTGGTCGTGATGAGTTCGCATATGGGTCTTTTTCTGAAGGTGAAAAATTAAGAATCGACTTAGCATTGTTATTCACTTGGAGAGAAATCGCTAAGTTAAAATCCTCCGTAGCAACAAACCTATTAATCCTTGATGAAATCTTTGACAGTTCGTTAGACTCCACTGGTATTGAAGATTTCCTAGGCATTCTAAACTCACTTGGAACTGAAGCAAACGCATTTGTTATCTCTCACAAAGGTCAGCAAATCATTGATAAGTTCGGTCGAGTTATCAAAATCACAAAAGACAAAAACTTTTCTAAAATCGCCTCGGATTAAAATCATAAGTAAATCTTATGATTATTTGACTAATGTTAAAAATATATTAGTCAAATAGTTGCCCAAGCTCCCATTTTTACGGTATAATACTAGTATAAATGATAAAAAAGGAGTTACTTATGTCTGACAATAATTTTGAAGTTACAAATACCCAAGCAATGTTCAATATGTTTACAACTAGGTTCAAAATGGATACTGAGTCTGCGTTGAGAACTATGGAAAATAATGGGTTCGATACTGAAGGTGTTGTGACTAAAAGTTCTAATCAAGTGGGTTGTGAATCAAAAGATTTCTTCTCTGGTTATGAAGTTTCTTAATACCCTTAAAACAAAAGGTGGTATTCTTCTACCTATTTGCCAGTTTTAGGGTATAATAGGTAGTATAAATGATTGAAAAGGAGTGTTTAAAATGACTAAAATTAATATTGATTCTAAAGGTTCGCTAGCAAAATTAATGGCTACTGAAAACCTTACTGTCCAACATAAAAAGGTTTCTACTGCATCGTTTGATGTTAAAAACCGTGTTCTAAATCTACCAATCTGGGAAGATATGTCTAACGTTATGTATGACGGTCTTATTGGTCATGAGGTTGGACACGCTCTTTACACTCCATTTGATGAGTGGAAAACCTTTGTTGTTGAAAATCCAAATTTAAAAGATTATGCCAACGTTATCGAGGATGCTCGAATTGAACGTATGATGAAAACCAAGTTCCCTGGAATGAAAAAAGTTTTCTTTGGTATGTATGATGAATTGAATATGAAAGACTTCTTTGGTATCGGTAATAAAGAAGATATTAATGAATATGGTATCCTTGACCGAATTAACTTGTTTTTCAAATTAGGTGTTCGTGTTGACCTTGAATTTACCCCTGAAGAAATGGTTTTTGTAAACCGTGCTGATAACACTAAGACGTTTGAAGATGTCCTTGAACTGACTTTAGATCTTGCTGAATATGCTAAGAATGAAGAGTTGAATACTGACTTTGACGACATGGGTGATTATGAAGAGGGTGACGTTGAAGAGGGTGAAGGTAATGAGTCAACCCCTATGCCTTCTAAACCTGGAGAAGATGATAATGAAGGTTCGGAAGAATCCTCTGGTTCTAGTCCAAACGGCAAAGATGGTGAGAGTGATGAGGGTGATGATTTTGATGGTGAAAATGCTTATTCTGATGGTTCTGGTGGTGATGAGGGTGAATTGCCTGTATCTGAAACTCAAAAGAACTTTGATGATAAAATGAATAGTCTTAACGATGAGTATGCGTCTAATCCAATTTATATTGATTTACCAAATACTAACATTAAAGAAGTTACTATTGGTTATAAAAAAGTGACTGCTTGTTTGAATGAATTCTTTGATGTTGATGATAATTATGATAGATATTATGGCGATGCCTCTGGTGTAAGAAAAAATATTGATGAAGAACTTCGTCTTTGGAAAAAAGATACTTTGTCTGTTGTTAATTACATGGTTAAAGAATTTGAAATGAAACAGGCTGCTAGTGCTCACCGTAGAACTTCGGTTGGTAAGACTGGTGTTCTTGATACTAATAAAATGCATGCTTACAAATATGAAGAAGATATCTTCAAAAGGGTTGCAACTATTAAAGATGGTAAAAACCATGGTTTGGTTATGTACGTAGATTGGTCTGGTTCTATGAACGATAAATTGCTCGCTACTGTTAAGCAGACTATTACCCTTGTGATGTTTGCTAAAAAGGTTGGAATCCCGTTCCGTGTTTATTCGTTTACTAACTCTACTGGAGCTAAACATTTGTATGAAGATGCAGAAACTGTATTTTACGGTGACAACGATAGTGGTAATTTTAACTTTGACCACCTTGTTTTGGGACGTGTTAGTATGCTTGAGTTTTTCAATGAAAAAATGAATGCTCGTGAATTTAAAAATGGTATTGATAACTTTTATAAGATGGGCATTGCCGCCGGTTGGGATAGCAAATATTCTATTAGAACTCCTAGAGGATTTGATCTTGCGTCTACACCGTTGAATGAGGCAATTATTGGTTCGTTTGAAATGGTTGAAGACTTCAAACGTGAAACTGGTCGTGAAAAAATCAACGTAGTTTGGTTGACTGACGGTGGAGCTGATGGTAATGACAAATATTATAATGCTGAAGAAAAATGGGCAATCAATGGTATTGTGACTTGGGGTGATAACCGTAAACATTTAGTTATCCGTGACCCAAAAACTAGAAAGTATATTGCTGAACAAAAAGATTATAATGATTTGACTCCAAGTTTATTAACCGCTTTGGGTGACCGTTGTGGTGTGAATGTTATTGGATTCTTCTTGACCGATGCTCGCAATATTAATAATAAAATTGATAGAACTGTCGGTTGGGAAAAGTCTACTGAAGAAAAAAAGAAATTTAAAAAAACTGGTTATTCTTCGTTCGTTTCTGGTGGTTATGATAAATATTTCATGGTCAACTCCAATTCTATGGACAAAGAAGTGACGATGCCTGAAGAAGTAGAAAAAGATAAAACTGGTGGTGTTAATAAGGCAAAATTGAGAACTGCCTTTAAAAAGTTCTCGAAGGGTCGTAAAGTGAACAAGATGTTACTGAATGAGTTCATTTCGATGGTTGCGTAATAACCCTTTTATTTACCTGTGTATAAAGTCAAAATATCGCTTTACTTTTCAGGGAACAAAGGGTATAATACGTAGTATAAATGATAAAAAAAGGAGTAATAAAAATGAGTAAAAAAATTAATGTAAATGACTTTGCCGCAGCCTCTAACGAGTTATTCGGCACTAACGAATTGACACGTGCCCAAATGATGCGTGTCAAAGAAGTGTATGATGTATGTGTGCCTTCTGCTATTGTAAATGACAAATCAAACTTGGTTTCTCGTGGTGTGTATCGTGTTCCTAATGATGGAACTGGAATTGCGCCTACAAAGGCTGTATTGGTAGAAACTGATATAATTGCCGGAAATGATGAAATTGCAGAATCCTCTAAATCTACTTTCACTACTGGATCTGCTATGAGTCTTGACTCTGCAATCTCGTTTATCCCGAAAGTTGATAATACGTATGTGTCTTGGGGAAATGCTGGTGATATTAAAAAGATTCTAAAATCTAAATTGTTCTTCCCAGTTTATTTAACAGGTATGTCTGGTAATGGTAAGACGTTCGGTATTGAACAAACGTGTGCTACTTTGGGTCGTGAAATGATTCGAATTAACTTTACTGCTGAAACTGATGAAGATGACCTTTTTGGTGGTTTTCGTTTGGTGAATGGTGAGACTGTGTTTCAATACGGTCCAGTTGTTGAAGCAATGAAACGTGGTGCTGTATTGTTACTTGACGAGATTGACCTTGCATCTTCTAAGGTGATGGCGTTACAGTCTGTCCTTGAAGGAAAGGGTTATTTCATTAAGAAACGTGGTGAGTGGGTTGAACCTTCTAAAGGTTTCACTGTTATTGCTACTGCCAATACAAAAGGTAAAGGTTCTGATGATGGACGTTTTGTTGGTACTAACGTTATGAATGAAGCATTCCTTGACCGATTTTCGGTGACTATGTATCAAGCATACCCTTCTGAAGCAATCGAGAAAAAGATTCTTCAAAAGGCTGCTGAAGGGTTTGGACTTCGTTCTGCTGAAGTGGATGCGTTTATTCCAAACCTTACAATGTGGGGTGACATTATCCGTAAGACTTTTGAAGACGGTGGTGTTGATGAAATCGTTTCTACTCGTAGATTGGTTGATATTTTGAAATCTTACTCTATCTTCGGAAAGAAAGATAAAGCAATCAAAATGGCAATTGAACGTTTTGATGATGAGACTAAAGAATCATTCCTTTCTCTTTATGAAAAGATTGATGCTAGTGTTGGAAATGAACAGTATGGTACTTCGGTTGACCCAGAAGAGTTTGCTGAAAAGTCAACTGATAGTTTTTAACCCTAACAGCCCTTTATATGAAGCAAATGGAAAATAATATGAATAATATTGAATGGAAATATGGGGAGGGGACAACCCTTCTCGAATTGACCGAATACATTGAGGGAACATATGGTGCTCATTATACTAATAAGAATAATGATGTCCAAACGTTAGATGTATTTGAATCTCGTGGGACACTATCATCGACTTCGATTGATAATGCGATTAAATATCTCATGAGGTATGGTAAGAAGTCTGGAAAGAATAAGATGGACTTAATTAAAGCAATGCACTACCTTGTGCTTGCTACTGGATTTGACCGAAAGAATGGTGAGTTTGACTCGGACACAATCTACGAAAAAAAATAATAACAAAATACTTTACTTTACATCAAAAGTATAGTATAATATATGTAACAATCGAATAAAGGATAATAATGCAATTAAGTGAAAAGACAATTGGAATTCTAAAGAATTTCGCAACAATCAACCAATCAATTTTAATTAAAGAGGGTTCTAAATTAGACACAATGAGTGTTCAAAAGAACGTACTTGCTAGTTCTGCTGTGGAAGAAACTTTCCCAAAAGAATTTGGTATTTACGATTTGAATGAATTTTTATCTGCTGTATCTTTATTTGATAAACCAGAATTAGACTTCGGTGATAACAGTGTTACTATTACAGGGCAAGACGGTTCTACAACTTCTTATTGGTATGCCGATAAATCAATTATCGTATATCCCGAGAAAGAAATTACAATGCCAGAAACTGAGATTAATTTCAAATTAACAGCCGCTACTTTCACTAAACTTCAACGTGCTACTGGTACTCTAGGTTTAAATGACTTATGTATTAAGAATGTAGATGATAAGATTGTTGCTGAAGTACAAGATAAACGCAACGACACATCTAATACCTACTCTATTGAAGTTGGTGATTATGATGGTGACGAAAACTTCAATTTCTACTTCTTAACTGAACGTATGAAGATGTTAGCAAACGATTATGATGTGAATATTTCTTCAAAGAATATTTCTAAGTTTACTTCTGGTGATTTGACTTACTGGGTAGCATTAGAGGCAGATTCTACTTATGGTTAAACAAGACGAATTCTTATGGGTCGAGAAATACAGACCCCAGAATATCGAAGACTGTATATTACCCGACTCAATAAAATCAACGTTTAAAGAATTTATTGCAGCGGGTGATATGCCTAACTTGTTATTGTCTGGAACTGCTGGTACTGGTAAGACTACCATCGCAAAGGCATTATGTAATGAGTTGGGATATACGTCGTTGGTTGTTAATGGTTCTTTAGACCGTAATATTGACACTCTAAGGAACGAAATTGCATCCTTTGCATCAACTGTTTCTTTTGATGGTGGAAAGAAGTGTATCATCCTAGATGAAGCAGACTACTTAAACCCTCAATCATTTCAACCTGCATTGCGTGGTTTCATTGAGACGTTTAGTAAGAACGTTCGATTCATTCTAACGTGTAACTTTAAAGATAAAATCATCGAACCGATTCATTCTCGTACAACGTTGATTGATTTCCGTACTGGAAAGAAAGAAATGCCTGAGATTATGGGTGTGCTGATGAAACGTATATTAAACATCTTAAAGGAAGAAACCGTTAAAGTTGAAGACCCTAAGATTGTTGCTGAGGTTATTAAGAAACATTACCCCGATATTCGTAGAATCTTAAATGAGATGCAACGTTATTCTGCAGGTGGTGTGATTGATATTGGTATTCTTGCCAATGTTGGTGAGACTGATGTTACATCTTTAATGAAATATTTAAAGGATAGAGACTTCGGTAAAATGAGACAGTGGGTTGTTGAGAATATCGATGCAGACCCAGTTCGTATTTTTAGAACGATTTATGATAACATGCATGATTACTTAGCACCATCATCAATACCTCAAATCGTATTATTGATTGGTGAATATCAATACAAACAGGCATTTGTACAAGATAGAGAAATTAATTTAGTTGCTTTCTTAACAGAAGTAATGGTGGAGGCTGAATGGAAGTAGATGTATTAATTGACCAGTGGTTTTGGGATAGAGGAATCACGCAAAATGGCAAACCAATGGCACAAGCAATCAAAACGTTGGAAGAAACAACTGAGTTGCTTGATGCTTTAAATAAAAATGATAAGTATGAAGTGATGGATGCTATTGGTGATATTTACGTAACACTAAGAGGCGTGTGTTTAACATACGGTGTGTTTATGGAAGACTGTATCGACCAATCATATAATGAAATTAAAGACCGCAAAGGACATTTGACTCCCGAAGGTACTTTTGTAAAGGAGAAATAGTATGGAATCTGCTATTAAAGTTGTATCTGAAAAGTCAGCAATGAAAATGATTAAGAACTTTGACAACCTAGTCTTGGTTCATTCTAAAGATGGTTGTCCTGTATGTGAGTATTTCATTCCGGAAGTATTAGAACCTATCCTAAAAGACTGGCCGCACGTTAAAGTTAAAATGATTAAAGAACAACTGACGTTCCCAGTAGGGTCTCATCCAGTTATTTACTTTTTCAAAAACAGTAAATGTGTTATGCACCCTAGTGGATCTGCTCCAGAAAAAGCAGTCCGTGAAATGATGGAAGCTCTGTATGGCAAACCTATTTAAAGATATCCTACCCGATTTAAACTTCGGGCATAAAAACCTAATTAGAACAGGTGATATGGAGGAATCTCATTACATCAAGCAACGGTTTTTGATTAACCGTTCGTTGAGTATGAGTCCAGATACCATAATGCAGTCTAATGATATGAATCATTATTATGACCTTGATGGCATGCTTCAGTATGATTATTTTATAAATAATATAAGAAAGAAGAAACGTTGGAACAAGTGGGCGAAAACCAACAAGACGTCTTCTAAAGTTGATATTATTAAAGAATATTATAATTATAATGAACAACGGGCGGTCGAGGTCTTACCTTTATTGTCTGGCGAACAGTTTGACTTTATGAAAAGTAAACTGAACAAAGGTGGTAATGATGTGGGTTCAAAACGGATTAGGAAAAATAAGTGACATTAATTCTAGAAGGGTGTCAAAACAAGAGCAATATTTTGAGTGGTATCAAGACGAATTGCTTGAAATACAATTTGAAAATGATAATGACTTTTTAAAGATTAAAGAAACATTAACACGCATTGGCATAGCATCAAATAAAGACAAAACTCTATACCAATCAACTCATATTTTACATAAACGTGGAAAGTATTACATAGTTCATTTTAAAGAGTTGTTTGCCCTTGATGGTAAAAATACCAATATAGAAGTTGGTGATATTGAACGAAGAAATGCAATTGCAAGTTTGTTAGTTGAGTGGAATTTATTGACGGTTGTTAATATTGAACAATTAGAACCAATGGGACACATTGGACAGTTTAAAGTGATATCGTTTAAAGATAAACGAAATTGGGAATTAGTTCCCAAATATACTATTGGAAATAGATAATGAAATATAATAGATTTTACGA